GTCTCAAGGGGAAACGGCTTAACCTCAAAGTTCTTCTCGGAGTCCATGTGCAATCGCCTGAAGTTCAAAGAATTTTTCTGCGGCGTATTCCTTCTCCTCGTCACTCATGGGCTCACCCTCGACGTACTTTAGCAGCATCACCATCTCAGCGTCCGTCAAAGCGCGGATCTCGTGAATGAGGTTTGGGCTTAACAACGTTGCCTTGTGCTCTTCAAAGTTGTAGACGAACTCGGGAGTGCTCCAGTCCTCGGGCGAGCTATCGTAAGACACGTGGTAATTGTTCTCGGACATCTCGCAGTTGAGAACTCTGCTCTCGTCAAGGCCCAAAATATCGGCAATTTCCTTGTAGGTCTTGCCCTCTTTCACGAGGTCGGACACTTTGTTTCGATAATTGGCAATCCAGCGCGGTGTCCGTACCATGCGAGAGTAATCTCGGAGGGCGTGTTGAATGTAACCCCTAGCAGTGTTCCATGCGTAAGTGCTATACTTAACATCCATATCGGAGCGGTAACGGGTTGCGGCAACGCACAACGCGAATTTTGCCACCGACTCAAGATCTTCCCGCGTAAGTGAACCCGTGTGACCCCCCGTTAAACACTTTGCGCCGTAGGCGAGTCTGCCTGCGATCCAAGTGTGTTCCGACACAAGTTTCTGCTGCTCGGGCGTCAGTCTTGGGTATTTTTTGTTGCGACGACGTGTCATCTTAGGCTTCGCAGGAAGTGCATTCAGCATAGTTTGTTGTCCCAGTTTCTTGAGGAATTTCGGCTTTTTCGGTGTGAGCCATGAAGTCAGTATAGCCGCCAATGTGCTTCTTGTATAGCCAAAGCTGGGGAACTGTCTGCCATTCAGGGTTCCAATATCCTCTATCTTGAGCCTCTTGTTTTGAGATTTCCTCGAAAACAATGTTTCTCTTCTGAAGTTCGTCTTTCAGTTTGACGCACCACGGGCAACCTTCTTTTGTAACCACCAGCGCTGGCACCACCTTTTTATTCGTTAGCAAAGAACTTGACTTTAGGTAGTACAGGGATTTCAGTCCCATTTTCCAGGCAGAAAGGTGAAGGCGAGTGATATATGCGGCGTCAGATTCCGGGTCTACAAACAGATTCAAACTTTGCCCTTGGCAGATAAACGGTTGACGATCAGCTGCTTGCTTCACCAGTTCAAACTGGTCAATTTCTCGAGCTGTTTTGAAGATTTCTTTCTCCTCGTCACTCAGAACGGTAAGGTCCTGAACACTCCCCTTTGCTGTCAGAATCTGCTCCCAAATCCCTTCGCTGACTCCGCGTTCACAAAGAAGCTTTTCTAGAACAGGGTTCTTTCGAACGTAAGTTCCTTTGGCTTGTTTCGCAACAAAATAGTTTGAATCGATTGGCTCAATACCTTGGCTAAACGCTCCACTAATAACACTATTGGTCCGAGTAGGAGCAACAGCAATAAGATGAGTATGGCGTCTACCGGACCCCACGCACCATTCGGGCTCCCCAAACTTCTGTGCCAGTTCTCGTGAGGCAACTTCAGCTCGCTCTCGAATCCACTTATGCGTTTCGATGTTGAGTTCACGAGCGCCAGGCGAGCTGAAAGGTAATCCACGTTTCTGGTACAGTGTGTGAAGGCCCATTGTGCCAAGACCTAGTGCCCGGCTTTTCTCAGCGAAGCGAACGGAGCGACCGAGTCCAACTTTGTCTTTTGCCTTGCGAATGAATTCCGAAACGACTGCATCGAGGAGATGAATCGCGAGTTCGGGGACCGTACGTCCAGTAGTAGGAGATTTCCAATCACTAAACTCGTCGTACCGACTAAGATTGAGGCTGCTGAGGACGCAGACGAACGAATGATACTCATCGGTGTGAAGGAAGATTTCTGAGCAAAGATTTGAGGTTTTCACGGAGAGGCCACGCTCAGTGTAGCACTCCGGGTTTTGCCGATTAGCGTTGTCAATGAAAACCAAGTAGGGAGAACCAGAGATCAGTCTTGTCTTCAGAACTTCTCCGAAGAGTTCTTGTTTCTCATTGTCACCGGCGATCATCGATTCAACCCACTCATCCGTGATTGTTAAGGCCACGTTTGAGTCGATAAACTTTCGAGGATCTCCCTTCGTGTGATCCTTAGATCGAAGCAGTTCGGGAACGTCGGGGTGATCAATCGGGAGGTAGATTGCGAATGATCCTCGACGAACTCCGCCCTGCGATACAACTCGAGCGCAGAGGTCGTACTGCTGCGCCCAGGGAACTATCCCTGTAGACTTTCCACCACCTGTAATAGGAGCGCCAGCAGGGCGTACATCGCCAAAATAAACCCCAACACCGCCACCGTTTTTGCTCAGCTGCGCGACTTCTTTGAGATGTGAGTAAATACTGCTAACAGAATCGCTAGGGTGTACAGAGTAGCAAGATATGGGAAGGGCTCGTGAGGTCCCAAAATTAGCAGCGACGGGAGAAGCCAGACCCAGCCACCCATTCCAAAGGCAAGTAAAAAGGTCGTCATAAAGGGTTTCGTCTTCGTTAATTACGGACGCTGCACGGGAAACCCGTTGAAACATCGCACGGGGAGTTTCCCCAGGCAGCAAATAGCCTGCGGATAAAGTGTGCATTCCTTCGTTGGAAAGCCACTTGGGGGCGATTGGTTCGGTCATACGAGGTTCAGGTCTAGCGTCTTGAGGTTAACACCCATGAAATCTTGAGTGGGTTTGGAAACATAGTTGCTTCCATCTTTGGCTTGGGCGAAGAAGTCTGTGCTGGTCGCACCTTCCATGATCGGGTGAAACCACTCCTTGATTCGCGTGGCGGCAGCTTCATCGTAGGTGTATCTTTTGCCAATGTTCAAACGCATGAGCCGGTCGTTTGCGCGGTAATAAAGGTAGTTCTCAACGTCGTATTTGTCGATGGTGCTGAGCTTTCGGCCTTTGAAGATGTTGTCCAGAAAAACCAGCTCGTTCTTCACAACTTCATCGAAACCGCGAACGATGTTGTATTCCTCGATTTCACCCAGGCCCTCTTCTTTCACCAACTGGTTGAACAGGGCTATTCCGGTTTCTGAATGTTGCTGCTCATCAAGAGCCGACCAAGAAATGATTTGAGCGATTCCCTTGAAACGCCCAGTAAGGTTAAGGGAGAGAAGAACAGCAAAAGAACTGAATAGAGAAACACCTTCCCCAGCACCGCTGAACACAGCAAGAGACTCCTTAACTCCTCGATTTTCAAGGAAGTATCCGATCTTTTGTTGGGCGATTGGGTCGCCAAGGAATGCTTCAAACTCATCTAACCCAAGAGTGTCGGATAGCAGATTGTACGCCTCAGCATGAACAATTTCCGAAAGAGCGAAAGCTCTTGCGACTGCAGCAACCTCGTGTTTGGGGAACCATGCTGGAATGTTTGACCAGTAATCGCTAACATGGCACTCAAGTTGGGTAAATCCTCGGAGGATACCACCCACGATTTCCCGTTCGTCCTGGCTTGCGTTTTGCCAGTCGCGAATGTCACTCTCAAAGGAAGCCTCTTGAGGGCGCCATTGAGACGATTGAGCCTTGTGGTAGGCTTCGAAAAACTCGGGGAATTCAAATTTCCCGTTCACTTTGTAGGGTTGCCGGTACTCGCGGATACTTGTCATTCTTACGTTTCAGGCGTTTTTCTTCTCGCTCGGCGAGATACTGTTTGCGCACAGGTTCGTGCTTTGTTTCATCCCACCAGTCTGGTTTCTCACTGTAACGCCACTCGGCGTAACCTTTGTAACCGTTGACGTAGTTGCGGTATGCAGTTACAGGGTCGTCAGGAACTTTGAACTCCTCGGGCATTGCTTGGACAAACTCGGTGTGGTCTCGGGAGTAATCTTTGTTGTGATTGGTGTACACCAGAGTTCTGATTTGGTTTAGTCCGTGTAGAGTTCCGTGGTATTTGTCATAACGCTGCCAATACTCGTCGGCCATGCCAAAAGCATGTTCAAGCAACCAATGAACGTTCGCGGGACTTTCGTAGAGCCACTTTGCACAGGGATGGTGAGCGAATCCTTTGATGCCGTAGTATTTTTTATCGGATTCAAAGAGTTCTTTTTGCCCCGGCTTTTCGATTTTAACCCCATGCGTGTTGAAAGCCCATGGGGTCAGCAGTTGAAGCGACTCCGTGGGCATTTTCACTATGAGTTTGTCGGGTAGGTCTTTGGCGGCGAGGCGAGGGTCGTTGTTTACAGCGAAAATGTTCACAGGGGTTTGGAACAGGTGAGTTTAATATAGGCTCGAAAACCGGGCGGTAAACCTTAGCTTTCCATTTGTGCGTAGCGATACAGTCGCTCGGTTTCTTTCTGTCGCATCTCCAGGAATGCGTTCTGCATGCGCTCAAGTTCCCTTTGTTGTTTCTTTTGTTGCCTCTCCGCCATCGCGCCGATTATCATGAACAGGCTGAGATTGCCAAGGAGGGTTCCCACTGCCGAAGCTACGGTAAGACTGATAATCAGGGACATAACGACCAAGAGAGAAATTGTTAACCATGCGAATATCCGAGTTCGGGAAGCACCAGCATTCACCACCCTCGTTCAAAAAGACCATCCACAGAAGATCGTGCTCCTGTGAATAGTCGATAACAGCGTGAGCCCACCCTTTCCCTTTCGGAGTTTCTAGGGGCAATGGGGGGTTCAACTGTGTTAGGCTCATGAACCTTGGCCCCGATACCGGCGTTTCCTTCCCCGGTTCGGCGTTGCAGCAAGATTCGTATTGCGAGAACGGCCCTGCGCCGTTTTCTTTTCAACCCGAACAACCACTTTCTGACCGGTCGGGGACTTCATTTTTGACATCGTGTTCCTTGATGTAGTTAAGTATACAGGTCTCTAGCTCTGCTTGAAACTCTTGTCTAAGCTCTTCCGTCTCGGAAAAGTGGGCCAACCAGAGTCCGCACTCGGAGCCGTCCGGAGCGGAAAGATCGAACCCTTCTTCAGTTTCTTCAACCGTAAGATCTTTGAGCGATTCGAGGGTTGGCCACCACATTTGTGTCACCAAATTCCAGGAATGATCTGCCCGGTTAGGGCATAGGCGCCAAGAGCAGCGATGACACCAAGCATTGCGATGCGGCCATTCAGTTTTTCTGCGCGTTCGTTGTGAGGAACGCCGTAAGGATGGTCAACCATGGTAATTGGAGGTTCTTTTGCGAAGATGTTTTGCTGTCCCAGCTCGTTGGAAGTGACTGTCATTAGTTTAGCGCGTAGGACATCACCAGTATAGGGGTTAGTTACAAAAGTAAACGTCACGCCTCATCTTTGTTCTTCTGCTCTTTTTTCTGGAGCTTTCGCAGGCGACGGTGTTCTAGCCATTTGCGAAAGAATGCCAGCTCGCCGAATGAGAAAAGCTCGGGATTCTTGAGAGCTTCTTTAGCCAGTTTCTTTTTACTTGTCATCTGTTGATCTCCTGCATTGAAATTTCAATTGGTTGAAAGTAGTCAATCAAGACTTGCATTCCTTCTCGCGAATTCATGTCCCCGCAGGTGTATACGTCGATTGCGCAACACCCTCTCTCCGGGAAAGTGTGAATGCTAATGTGACTTTCTGCGAGAGCGTAAACGATTGTTACGCCTTGAGGGAAAAACTGGTGAGAAAACCGGTTGAGAACGGTTGCGCCGCAAACTTCCACAGCTTTCTCAAAAGCCTGTTTAATCCCGTTAGAATCATCCAACAAGTTAAAAGCTATCCCGTAAAGGGATACAAGTACGTGATGTCCCAACGTCAGTCTTCCTCCCAAAGGCGTCCAGGACGCCATTCGCCCTGAGGTTGTGTGTCAAACATTTTAGTTTCCCCATCAGGGTTTACAAACCATCGTTTTTTCTTCATTTTACCACGACGAGATTCTATTTCCGCCTTTGACTTCACTCTGCCGTAAGTTGGACTCAACTCACCCGACCTGCCATACATTGGGTTGTTTTCACCCAACTTCTTTTCCCGCATTTTCTGTTTGGTTTCTAAGGCAAGGGAGCTGTCAAGACTCCTTTCGCGAGACTTCCCAAACATGGGGTTTCCTTCTCCCCTTCGCCTCTCTTTCGCTTCTTCACTCCATTTCCACCCACTTAAGTGTTTTAACCCCTGAGTTGAAAAACCTGACGAGGTTTGGTAAGCACGGTTTGCATATTGGGGATCTTCTACAACCTTGAGTAGTCGCTGGAGGTGCATTTCTGCCCTCATCAGAGATTCTCTGTCAGGGTGAAAAGAAATGATGATTTTAGCAGTAGGTTCGAAAGTTGGGTCCGAGAAAGAACCCAAGTACCCGTCGTTCAAGTTATCAGTGCTATGGGCACCGATATAGTCTCTCCCACCCGGTCTTTCTTCAAAAGAGTTGTAAAGAATGTGGTACATAGACTATACACTGAGTAGTTATTCTCCTCAGGATTTACTCTGGTAAACAGTCTTCGAGGATTTCTTTTGTTTTTTCACGAAGTTCGACAACAGTTGCTGAACCGATGTGGTGTCCCACGTACTTCCCCTGTTTCGTTAAATACACGTAAACAGGAAGGTCGATCGTGTAGTCGTTGTTAAGCGCATAGCGCTCAAGGCACTGGTACAAACGGAGTTTCGTAAAGTCGTTGTCGTGGTTGATTACGTCATTCAGGTTAACTTCCTGATAAGCAACTTCCGAAAAACCTTCGTACACTGCTCGATCATGTTTGCTCATGTGTTTGCAAACATCGCAGTCCTCGTCGTAGACCTTCGTGACAATGAAAGTTTTACCCGTGGTTGAATTAGTCATTTTTACTAACTAGTGAAGAAACGAACCACAAAAACGCAAACACACTCAGAAATGTGCTGTTCGTAATATACGCTGCAGACAAAGTAATCACGCCACAAAGAGTATACAGTTGTTTGTTAGTCACTGATCCGCCTCCGGTGGTGGCAATCTTAGCAGGAGTGGCAACAGGCGCACGAAGGTCACCTTGATGCACAGCTCAACCGCTGCGCCGAGGGTGAACCACAGGGCAAGGACGAGCAGCAGGGCGAGGGCGAGCAGGGCGTTAAGCATCGGCACCCTCCACCCCAGGCACCGGCAGCGCCCAGTGGGGGAGCCAGTGGGTTGTGCCGTAAAGGGTGCTGGCGTACCTGGCGGGCATCAACCTCCATTCGGGAGTTTCTGGTGTTGCGGGATGAGGTTGTTGCAACCAACACCTCCCCTCCCCATCGCAATCCTCCGGCCCCGGCGGGCGCTCGCTCACCGGCACCGGCTCGATGGCGGGGCGGCCATAGCGGGCGAGGACGGCGCGGGCGGCGGCTACGGCCTCTTTATCCCAGTCCAGGATGCCGGTGCATTGCCCGCCAGGAACTGAAGCGGCAGCCTTCAGCATCCACCCCAGAAGCTCCTTGTCCGTCGGCCCCTCCCCCACCGGCTGGGCTAGGGCGGCGCGGGCGCGGAGTGCCTCCTCGGCACGTTCTGCAAAATACTTGCCAACCCCGTCATGCGCGTGACCCCAATCGCGAGCTTCCATGGAGCTTTGAAATGGTCCTTGAAAGTAATAAAAGTTTGGAAGACTGCAGTCTTTTTGCCGTTGCACCCATGCTCCATCCCTGAATAGAAGAACATCTGGCGTATCTTCTTCCCACGGAGTTCCCCAAGAGACGAGGATTGCGTACCAGCCGTCAAGCACTGCATCGCCATTGTCTCTGTCCTGCCAATCAGTCATTGCCACCCTCCAGCTCGGCGGCGATGGTGGGGGGTTGTCGTTGTACAAAGTGTGCAAGATCGTTACCAGGCCAAAATCTTTTTCGGTTGTTTAATGCTACTTCCCTTTCTTCGATGAAAGTATCTAGCCAGTGGCTATTGCGCCAATCGTTGTGGAAACCTTTGTACCCTCCACGATTCTCCCGGTAGTACATAGTGATCTTTGAAGCATACCATTCGTCGTATTCGCCAACCTCACGGGCAGACATAGTGAACTTACACTCGGGAATGTTATTTGTTTTCACTCCCCAAACTCCGGTGTGTGCTTCAGGGTTATTGTGCCATACGTCTCTGGCACTTAACCATTCTCCCGAGATAGCACACCAGCTTTCAATGGGGTGCAGACCACCTATAGCTACCCGATAATGAATACAGGATGAACAAGGTGACATTAGTTAAAACCCTCCAGCTCGGCGGCGATGGTTAGTAGTTCTTTGCGGATGCGTTGGCACTCAAGCGCCATGGGTATGTGGTTACGCGGCTCCATTGCATCACTGGAGGCCACTTGATCCGCAGCAGCGCGGAGGGCGGCGGCGATGCCTTGGCGAGTTGTTCCGGCTTGGTCAAATGCGGAGTCGGCGGCATCCAACACGGCCTGCGCGGAGGGGGAGAGAGGTTCAGTCATTGGCAATTTGTTTCGATAAATTGTTTAGCCACAGGAACGTCAATTTTCAACATTTCCGAGGTTCGATTTGGGCGCCAAGCCTCATCCACAGCTTGGTTGATTGCAGTTCGTTCAGAAACTCCTTGTTGTCGAAGAAAGCAGTACGTCTGCCCAAACACAAAGGGATCAATCGACCCGTGCTGAGCTAGTAAAAACGGGACGACAACCAGAAGCTTTGTCACTGAATCAAAGCCTCCAGTTCCGGGTGCTTTTCGCGCACAATTCGGGTGAAACGTGAGATATGCGAGTTGATCGCTTGCTTCGACATTCCGAACTTCTGGGCAACCTCCCCCTGACGAAGTCCTTTCTCTCCGAGAAGGCCGTAACGGGCACAAACAATTTGCGCTCGTTTGCTGTCGAGGGAACCGCAACCGGACAGAACAATGTCACGAATTCGGGCGGAAGCAATCTCGTCGCGAACTTCAAACTGATTGGGATCCTCAAGATTCTTCGCCCAATCCGACTGTTCAAGCGACAGGGGATACTTTGGATTTCGGTTTTCTTTTCGCGCTAGACCTTGAACAGCTCCACGAACTTGAGGGTAAATCCAGGTCATCGGCTTGCAACCTTTGTCAGCATCAAAGGTTTCGATTGCTTTAACAATTCCCAGCAAACCCTCTTGCACAAGATCCTCTCGGCTGTGCTTCGGGGCCATCCAGGCGTATTTGTTCACCAGTTTATGAACTAGCGGAGTGTATTGTTTAATCACTTGAGTGACAGCGCGGGCGTCGCCCTTGACAGCGTCGTAGAAGGTTTGGTCGTTACTCATGGTTCTCATCAACTGTAATTAGTATACCGCTTTTCGGCCAGTTTGCAAAGGGGGTAAACCGCCCAGACATGGGGCGGTTATCCGCCTCAGAGATCAAATTTCGTAAGAGCAGCTTCTGTCATGGCTTGCCGTTCCGCCCAGCCGACACCCCCGTCCTTCCCTTGGGAGGGATTTACGCATCGCTCAGCCTTTTCGGCAGGTAATCGCCTGCATACGAGAGCGTTGAGATCTTCGTCTTTTCCAGGTTTTCCTGTGGACCAGTAGAGTTGTCCTTGAACCCAGTGGGCTCCACAGACGGGGCAGTTTCGGTTAGACATTGTAAGTCGGCCTCTGTATAGTAAAGGAGTTTCACGCCGGATTGATATAGCATTTCATTCGCCAGCTTGAAACTTGCCCTCCACCTTTCAGGGGCATTTGCTGGGTCTGGGCACACAACTCTTTTCACTCCCGCTTGAATAAGCGACGCAGCGCATTGGCTACAGGGAGGAAAAGTAACGTAGGCGGTGCAGGACTGTGTTTTAGCACCGTTTTTAGCAGCGTTCATGATAGCGTTCGCTTCGGCATGAACTGTCACTGCCAATTTGTAATCGCGATCTTCGTACAGCTCCAGAGAGTCTGACAAAGTGCTCGGAAAACCATTGTATCCCGAAGCGATCATGCGACGATCGTTAACTAGAACGCAACCAACTTTGGTGCCTGGATCTTTGCTCCAGAGGCGCACCTCTTCGGCGATTCGGAGGAATCTACGATCCCACTTTAATAGATGTGGGTTCACCAAGGAACTCGATGTAGTCTGAGAGGGCGGATGCAAACTCATTGAATACGTGTTTTTTCGATGTAAAGTCCAGACCAAAATGGTCGGAAGAATCTACAAACCCGCTCCAGCAGGTTTCAAGCTCTGCAAGGCCAAACTCCACCTGGATGAAGGAGGTAGCAGTGCCGAGCTGGAGATTGCCGATGGCGGCAATCATCATGTCTTTGAAGGTGCACTTGGAAGCTCTCATCGGTTGTCACCAGAGCCAGAGATCACTCCACGCTCAGCACGAGAAGCAAGTTTGTCCAGGTTCATCTTGGCGATGTCCTCCAGGGGGTAATCCATCTCGTAAGATAGCACGGCGACATACCACATTACATCCCCGATTTCTTTGGCAACTTTGTCGCGAACTTCATCGGTCAAGATTCCGTCGTTGTCGCGAATAACTTTCTTCAGTTTGTCCGCAACTTCGCCAGCTTCGCCAACGAGACCCAGGGCAGGATAGACGAAATTTGCACCCTGGTTAGGGTAAACCGCAGTGTTAAGAGCCGAGGTTTGGTAGCTGTTCAGATCCATTTAGTTTAGGTAGTCAAGGGTAGTATAGGCGGGCCGAAGCCCGGTAAACCTAGAAGCCGACGTCCACCTCGCGAGCGCACCCTTGTTCAACAAGGTCGTCCCAGTCCATCAAAGCAGCGCCCAACGTAAATTTGACGCTGGTTGGTGTTTTACCCGCGAAAGCTGCCACTTCAGTCAGGAGTTGATTGTAAAAGGCAATTTCCGATACGAACTCGTTCACCAAAAGCGTTGGAATGAAAACCATCGCTGACATTTCATGCCCTTCCACAATGAAATACATCGTGATCGATTCGTCCAACCGGCTGAACGTAAGAGTGTGAACGATATCGTCTGTGTTCTTGCGAGTTTCAACCAGCAACTTGTTCCAGCTGGCTTCTTCTTTTCTTTGAAGAGTTTCAACGTTCTTTGCAACCCACTCTTGGCTGTACTCGTAACCGTAATCGTTCACAGCGTCGGCTACAACGGTGACACCGGTTAGATACACACCTAGAAGGTCGCTTTTGCCTTTCTTGACAACCAGATTTTTCAGGAATGTCTGCGGATCAGTGTACTTTTGAGCCATTGTTGTACTTCTTTTGAGAGGTTTGCGGTTGATCCTGGTAGACAATGTGCCCACCGTTTTCAACGGTCTTGGTGGGGTCATGAGGTAGAACTTCGCGGGTATTATTGCCCACACGGTTCATTCGCATCTTTCCTTCTTGCCCGAACTCCGGGTGCGTACGAAGAAGATCTCGCGCATTTCGTTTCGACTCGATCGAGAAATCCCCGTAGTAGCGTTGAATTGCATCGTCCTCAGAGAAAGCCGGAATGTCCTGATCTTTTCTCGATTTGATTTTGCGCTCAAGGGATTTCTTCAGGTCGAACTCTCCAGCAGCGTTCTGATACTTTTGCGTTGGCGTTCCAGCACTGTTGAGAGGCGTTGGTGTATCGGGGGTGTTGCTGCTGAAGAATTCGCTGCTCATGTCAAAGGAAGACGCAAGGAAGGTACGAAAACGTTTTCACCGACGCGACGAATTCCAATCACATATTTTGCGGTGAAATACTCCCCAGGCTGAGGAATCACGTAGCTGAATTTGATGATCTGCCACAGAGGACAGAGGAAGAATGAATGCTCGAGACTTTCCGTGCCTTTGGCATACAGCTTGGCTAGCAGCCGAGGGGTATACTGCTCACAGAGACACTCAATCTCTTGAACAGTGCCAATCTTGTCGTAAAGGTTTGCAGGGTCGTCACAGCAGGTGAAGCCTTCTGATTCGAGCTGGGCTTTCAACCTTGCTTGTTTTTGACACTCATAGGAAAATGCGTCCACCGTGGTAGTCTCGAGAGAGTTAGTTACATTCATAGTTATACCCTCAGGAGATCGTTTCCAGACGGAAAAGCTTTTCACGAGCGACAGAGCGGAACTTTTCAGCGCGATCGGGTGAGTAGTGCTTGTTTTCCAACCACTTGTCGTAACAACGCTCTTCCGGATTGCTTAGACGAATTCGATCGAATTCCTCGATTTCCTCGATAAGTTCCTTGCCCTCCATCTGCAGTTCTTCGCTCGCGTGACGCATGTTTTCCCAGTTCTCGATCACGTAGTTCGCAGACCCACCGATCTTGAAGCCGTCTCGCATCACCAGTTTTTCCATCATGTCCTTGATAACTTCAGCGGTGGTTGAACTTCCCCCTGAGTTCCGGCCGAACTGTTCGAAATACGTGACGGCTTTCTTGATCGACTCCCAACGAATCTCACGGAAACCTTGATAGTAGTGCGTCGATGGCCTACCTGCGAGTTCCCAATGTTTCTTCATCCTGGTCATCATGTGAAGGCCCGACGGGTCAACTCCGAGGAAGTAGAAGTGGTCGAGGCATTCTTGTAGCATGTCCGGCGTGAGCTCAGGGATTTCCGTGTTTCCTGTCCGGAGCATCCACGCAAATGCCATCCCATTGACGAGCGCTTGTGTAACATCCGCTTTGAAGCGGATCCTCTGCCGAGTCGTCCAGTACCGGACCTCGACTTGGAGCCGGTTAATTGAAGGGTCACGAGTGTCGTTGATGACTTCCCAGAATCGGTCAGTTGCCAACCGCAAGCACCAAAGATAAAGCGCCTCTTGACTGACCCCGAGTTTGTCCGCAAGGTACGGGATATGTGCCCGTGGGCGGAGATCCGGTGAGCCCTCCGAAACGGTTCCCTCCAGAGTCTCTCGATTCTTTGCCACTTCGTACTCGCGGTAGGTCGAAATGATTTTGATTCGGTCGATAATGCCTGGATCAAGATCGTAGGCGAACTTGCTATTCCAGTCGTTTGAGTTAACCAGGATAACAGTCTTCGGCCAAATCTGCTCAGCGGCCTGAAACTTCTCTTCAACTTGGAACAAGCCATTGGTAATCAGGATTTTGGTTTCTTCGGCTGCGAGGAACTTTTTGAGCGACGTGAGACTTGTGTCGTCTTTGTAGGCAACGTCGCTGAGAGCTGCTGCTTTGAGACCGAATCGGTCCTCGGTTGATTTGAAGGTGTGGGTGACGAAACCACATCGCTGAAGAGCTGCGGTGAGCCCATTGAACAGGGTTGACTTACCAAGACCTGCGTCTTTCCCGACGATAACACCCGCCATACGAGCGGTGTGGTCCACTGGCTCTGTCCTCCCGGGAGGAAGGTGATTGGCTCTGCCGACACCAACTCTTCCGAGGATAAGTCGGAGCATTTCTTGCTCGGCTTCGGGGAAGATTGTGAAAACATCAGAAAAAGTGACCTTGTTAAGCGCAGGGTCAAACCAATCCCGGTCAGGAACCCAGATCCGAGGGTTAAGAACAGGTTGGCCACCCCAACGGCCAACTGGGTCAAAGGTGTGTCCATAGTCAAGTGTTTGGTGAATGTTCTTCGCTTGATTCACCCGCTTCATCTTTAGCAGGCGTTCAGTGAAGGAAGATAGGTCGCTGTCACCCGCTCTCGGGCGAAACAAAGGTTCCCAGAACGTTCTTACTTCTGGTTCACAAGTGTCCGGGTGAAAAGCAGCTTCGATCAGCTCGAAGTGAGCATCGGTGCAGATGTCCTGCAGTGGTTCAAAGGAGTTTGGATACTTGATTCCCTTGATTTGCTCCGGTGGTTGCGGTCTTAGAATGCGGTGGTTAACGTGGTCGCCAGTTTCGGTGAGTTCCACTCGGAAACCCCGAGCCTCAAGAAGTGCGATCCCAGCGTTGTACAGCTCCGATACTTTCACGGGAGCTTTCTTGTCTTCCTCCTCTTTCTTTGCCGATGAGCCAAATGAGCGTGCTTTCTTCCTTTCTTTTCCTTTCCCTAGAATGTCAATTTCTTGTTTCGTGGTGCCAGCAGCTCCAGAAAAAGGGTCGGCCATGTTTTAGTTTGGGTAGTTGTTTCCGTTCGAGTATAGCAAAAAGCCCCAGCCGGTAAGGCCAGGGCAAAATGTCAAGGAGTTCAGAAGTCCAGATCGAACGAATCAGGGTCTTCGGCGAACGCAGCAACCTTCAGGATGCACTTCGCAGTCGGGAACCCATTATACTCACCATGTTCAATCACACGGAGAGTGGCAGGGGAATCCGGAGCGATCAACGGATCGGCAGCGAGAGTTTTCTTCAGAGCGTTGTTCGGGCGAACAATGCACCAGTCAACAACTTCGGTTTCGACGTCCATCCATTCTCCATCAACTTCCGTGCGAACGGGAGCGGTGAAGGGCTCAGTTACCTGGGCCTGTAGGAAGTAGTCGGTGCCGTATTGGCCGCCTTCCTTTTTGCGGTAAGTGGTGATCTTGTATTCACCGATCGGCAGGCTTGCCACCTTCACGAAGGGGCCAACCATCCGCTCGCCGGAACCTTCGCCACGCTTGGAAAGATCAGAGGCAAGCTGAACTTTCTCAGCGATTGCTTCCGGGTTTTCATCCAGGAGCAGGTCAAGAAGATCCGCGCTGATTTTGTCTTCGTAGTCAGCGGAACGAACCGGAATCGGCAGAGTGTACAGAGTGCCGTCAAACGTTGTAGAAACGCTGAGGACAGGCTCGGTGAACTTGCCAATCTGTTCTTCCTTGAAGGCAAATTTGGTGCCTTTCGGGGCGGAAGGGGTAGTGATTTTACCGGGTTGAACGTCCAGGGAGATATCCTGGTCGCCCCAGCGAATCACAAGACCTTTTTCCTCAGTAGAGAAAACGGTCGGGGAGTAGAGGCGCTTGAAAACACCATTCGCGTCCGCACGGACGGTGAAAGTGCTTCCGGACTCGTCCAGATCTTCACCGGTCAGAGCCTTGAAGACCGCATTGAGAGCAACTCGCAGGCTCTCTGGAAGAGCGGAGTTCGGAATGTCGGTGTATGCCCGAGTGTAGGTTTTGCTTTCGAGTCGAGCGCGATTACGCTCGTCGAGATTGGGGCTGATTTTGAAAGTTTGAGTAGCCATTTTGTGTCTCGGTAAGAATGCGGCAGTCTGGCCTTGTTGCCAGCGCATTCAACCTCACTATAGCGGCGACCTTAGACGGTAAACTCTATCGCGAAGCCGGAATAACAGGAATGGGGACCGGTCCTGCCAAAGTTGTCGGAGTGCTCGGTGTAATACACCAGGCGTACTCTTCCCACTTCTCTAGTGTTGTAAGAGTTTTAGCTTTCTCAAGGAAAACGAACCCACTTACAGGGTTCATCAAGTTCCCTCCGAATCCGTATGTTCGACTCGCTGTAACGCTGACGTCTACACCTCCGTCGGTTTGATTATAATCAACCGTGTTTACAATCCAGTCTTCAATATCCTCTGGACCTTCTGCGTCCAAGGCAGGGATATAGATAATGTCGTAGGGCTTGATACCAACGAGCGCGGGAACAAGAAAGGTGCTGAAACTTAGTTTCGCTGCTGCTTCCAGCTGCTGAAGAATTTGCTTACCTGGCCCAACTTTGTCAAGGGCCACGCTGATTCCAGGGTTTGTTGCTGCCAGAGCGGTTCCGCTAACCGCACCAACACCAGAAGCCTTTTCCTGCTGTTTATTCACAGGGGGTTTCGTACCGGCTTTCCCCTTGTTCCCTTTAGGAGTGCTCGTTTTCGCAGGAGTTGGCATTTGAGTCTGCTGAGGAGGTGCCCACTGGAATGAACGCTCCATTGTGTTAATCAGACTGGGACCGAGCAAATAACCATAACGTTTTGTAGGGTCGGGGAACTCGTTATAACCTCTACTTTGACCATCGAGAACGGGAGCTTTTCCTTCCTCATGCTGGTAAGGGGTGAATATCACCAATTTTGAAGCCGTTTCGGTCTTACCTGTGACGGAAGTGTTTCCGCTGGTTGTAGCAGCTTCCGAGACAATGTTAGTCGAAAAGACGTAGTTTCCGTTTTCTTTGACGATGTTGTTGATCGAAGACACAAATGTTTGGTCTCGGCCATACTGGTTCTTGATTCTGTTGTCCTGTAGATCTTTTCGAGCCGTGTCTGTGTAACGGACGATCTTCAATTTGTCTACGGCGAAGAGTCTTTCCGTTGTTTGAACCGCACCCAGCATCGTCATTGAGTTGTCCTCGTTGTTTGCAACGCTTCGGGTATTTGCGTTGATCAAACCGCTGAGCTCGGAAAGGAGGAAAACTTTCAGCGCCATCGTGTTACCGTAACTGTACCCGTTGCCACCCCACATCCAGATGAAAGAGACTTTCTTCTTTCCCGCGTAACCGAAGGTTGTTACGATCTGTTCGTCAGCGTTCTCTCGAAGTAGTTTCTCATAGATCTTGTATGCTCCCGCTGTAGGCACCCACATCATCGAACCGCTCGGGTTGTCTGATTGCTGCGGCAATGTGCACTCGACCTTGTAAACCAGGGGGTCGCCTTTCGGGTAGTTTTCGTCACCGGCGTAAGAGGTTAGATTCACTTTTCCCCAGTACACTTCTACGCGAGGGATGATTAAGTTTCCTGCCATAGTTTACACGTACATTGAAGAAGAGCGAGCTTGATTGATTGCGTTTGAAAGTTCCATCGCTACCAAAGCGGCAAGTTGCTCGGAGTTTTGGCCCGGCTGCTGGTAGATCGTGATCGGTGCGTTCACGGACACCGCACCTCCCATTCCTTCGGAGGAATTCGAAGTTATCGAGGAAACTTTGACGTTGCCGAGTGTCGCCTTGCGCTCCCAGTCCATCGCAGCTCTTTGTGATGAGAAGAACGCTGGCATTCCTGCGCCAAGGGCGTAAGCCACGTGAACGTGATTATAGTGCCCTTCCGTTGCGTAAGGCGGAACTTTTCTACCATTCTTGATACTGAAGCCTAGTGGTGTGTAAATGAGCTCTCGCAGGTTCGCGCCGTAGGTTTGGGCCATGTGTGTGGCGAAGGACAACATTTGCGGAGTTGGAGAATAGCCGTTCGAGTAATCTCTGGCCCGGTTAATTCCGTGGAAACCCCTGGACCCTGGTCGGTAACCGCTGGTGAGGCTTAATCCCTTCCCTCGTGCAACAGAATTGAAAGCGTCCACGCTTCCGGCTTGGCTTCCTCCAAGACTGCCGACAGAGCAACCTTCTCCCCAATTCTTCGTGGAGAAGTGAGACAGAGGCCACCCTTCCCCTCGCCTGTCCCCTGGATTTGCCTTCCTTATTCTATACCATCCTCCCATTCCGTCACTCTCTTCTACCCACCCATTTCTTACTCTTGTTTTCCCCGGCTCCTCACCCGAGGGTCTTGCGTAGGGGCTCCCGGGAACCGGCCCAGTTACAGGGGTAACTCTTGTAGGAACTCTGACATTCCTAATTTTGTCTGCCGCTTCTTGAATCGCTGACGCCAGAACTCCTGCCGAAGTTAAGATTTTGACCCTGTTTGCCGAGTCCATACTCGACCACTGCTGAGTGATCGCGTCCATTGCTGCTTTTTGTTTTTGCTTGGCTACTTCAAGCTCCGACGCGATCTTTTTCTGCTGACCTGTGCTAAGAGCTGTTGCCTCAGATAATTTCTCCTGAGTTGACTTAACTTTATCGGTGGCTCTGTTAAGCGTCTTCATTTGAGACGCCAAAACGCGACCCTCAACATACTCTTGCTGAGTTATACGTCCCGCTTTCTTTTCCTCGTCCATGAACTTCGAGAAACCGGCCCCTCCGCCAAACTTTCTCGATAAAACTTCAACACCGCCCAGTCCTTCTGCACCAGGTCCATACTTATCGCTGGCGCTCTTCATCGCGTTCGCCGCAAGCGTCTGCGCTTCTGCGGCTTTGCTTTGAGCATCCGCAGGACCCATAAAGAAGGTTCCAACTTTATCCCCGATAATTCCACCGGCGATACCGCCCACCGCAGCTCCAACACCGGGGATAGGAATGAGTGCTTGACCTAGAATACCCCCTAATGTGGCTCCAATAGCTGTTGCTGCGGCACCCCCGATTGCTTTTCCTGCGTCTTGTCCGGAAGCCATTCTAACTCCGGCGTCAAGAGCTCCGAACGCTAACGCTCCGCCAGGGACAAATTTGCCCACTTTCCCCGCAGCTCCACCGATTCCCCCCAGGGCATTCGCCAAACCTCTGCCGGCCTTGAGGCCCGGACGTCCACCAAGACTGTACGCCAGCCCTAAAAGCCCTTTTCCAAATCCTGCTGCTCCGCGAATTCCGCCAGCTGCTCTTGCCCCTGCCGGAGTGATGAAAGCCCCTAAGCCTGCAGCCGCTCCACCTGTCCCACCACCACCTCTTCCGAGTGAACCCACCACCATCTTTCCAATGGCGGAAATAATCAAGGGAGTCGCGCCGGCAATCACAGCTCCGATCAAAGGTGGCCCAAAGATACCTGCGACGAAGAGAAGCATCAACGGACGAATCGGCTCAAACGTGATTGCTTTCCACAGGAACTCGAAGAATTTTCCGATAAGTGCTGACAAACCATTCTTAATTCCTTCCTGCGCTGCCTGTAGTGTTCCTGGAGCTTTAAATGCTGCCATGAAACCTTTCATGAACTCACTTTGGACTTTGCCCATCGCACTGTTCGGGTCGTTAATCATGTTGGCAAGGTCGCCCATGATCTGACCGATTGTCTTAAAGATTTCCCCAACAATGCGACCGAAACCTTCTGCTTGGGTGACTTTCTTGGCGCGCATGTCAGATGCAACGTTTCCGAGAGTTTCCCCCAAGGGGCCAAAAACTTTGTTAGTTACTTCAATGGCTGCAACAGCAAAACTCGTCCATACCGGGCCAATCGCGTTGATCGCTGCGGTCAAGTTTCTAATCAGGTTGGAGAATGCGTAACTAAATGCCTTAAAGGGAGTGCTAATCTCGTCTTCGGATATAAGCTGATCTCGTGTGGTCTCAGCTTGTTTAATGTTGATCCTCAGCTCCTCTTTGCGTTTTTCTGATAGTAAAACATTCTTTAACTCTTTTCGGTAACCCGCGATTCGTTCATTCTGAATTCGGCGTATGGACTCGTTTGCTTTCTTCTGCTCTTCTTTCGAGAATGTCACAGACATTCCAAGAATACCGACGGAAGGGTTGAAGATCGTGTCTTGCAGTCCCTGCAAAGAGCCGGTCAGGCTGTTGGCCATCGCTTTTGTTGATTCGCCCGACATCGACTTATTGAAAGCTTCCATCATCGCCGCCATCCTTTGGGCGTCGGTGGCGTTCATCATTTTTCCGCTTCCGCCTCCACCTCGGCGGCCCATAAACCCTACCGCTTCAAGGTTCTTCATCAGCATGATGTTGTCTGAGAAGAAGTCGATCGTGGTGTCAATCTTTCCCCTTGTTACCAACTGCTCAAGGCCCGCCGCAACTCGAACGGTGTTGGAGCCAGTTCCTTGAGAGAATAGGGCTGCTTTTTCCAGAAAAGAGCCATACTGTTTTGCAGAATCCTGAATCTTTTTCGGGTCAATATCTTTCATCGCGGTGCCCTTCTTGACACCTTGCGCCGCAAGCATCAAAGGACCAATCGTGTCAAGAGTGTACCTTTGCAGCTCCACGACTTTTGAAGTTGGAGCAGACGATTGTCGAATCATCTCAGAGACGACTTGGTCGTACTTTTTGTACATCCTTTGAGATTCTTTAAAATCTCCCTTAAACCCTGCCAAACCGAAGGAACCTTCGATACCTTGTGCTGCTTTGATGTCCGCCAGCTCATCGTCCATCGCGTCTTTGAAGAGCTTCGCGGTCAGTCCCGCTGCCTTTTGAATGGTGCCCATGACAACATTCATACCGCGATTGAAACCTTGGGCCATCGCGTCGCCAAATTTGCTTAGTCCCTCAGCTTTCAAGAGGGTGTTCATCAAGTCGTCTGCTTGACGATTTGCCCGTCCTGCCGCTTCACCGATGCCGAGAACTTCATCCTGTGCTCTGCCAGCCGCTCTCGCTGCGGATTCAAGAGACTCTGAAATGCCGTCTAGTCCTTTTACGCCCTCGCCAATCTGAGATACAGTGTCGCGAACTTTACCTGCTGCTCTACCTGCGTCCTCTAACGCGGACGTCATCTTATTGATCGACTTCGACGCACTCCCAACTTCAGAACTGAACGATTCCGTTGACTTGCGAATGTCGGCAAAGAGTTTGTTGACCTCCCTCAGCTTCTTGCTGATTTGATCGTCAAACTTACCAATCAGCGTAAATGTCCTGTTGTCGGCCATTCTTCGAGGTTATTCTTTCTTACTTTTACCCGGCTATCTCCTTGCAGGGTTTGCTCTGGGGGCAGGTTTTGCCTTGGCCTGAGCTTGCGCCTTTAACGCCACCACATTCGCCTGTGCGTTCGCTAAGCTAATCCTGGCAAGAGAACTGTTCCCCCCTTGTTGTGAAAAAGGTGCCTGGTCAATACCGGAGTCCACCTGAAACGCCGGAACCTCGACGAAAGAGACGTCAACGTAAGCACGAGTTGAGTCACCCGTGAGATCGCGCATCTTTTCCTTAACCTGTACACTCTTGAGCAGGAAATATGCCTGCTGGCCGTAACCCTTCTGGTTCGCCCACACTTGGTACACAGGGACGTTAACGAAACCGCCGGACAGCGAAGACTTGTACTTTAAGAGGTCCTCTAACGCTGAAACCTTGGCCTCGACCGTCTTGTTGCGAGAGAAACCCTCGACGAGCGCATTGTTCAGAGTAAATTCACGCAACCCCTTGGTCCCAGAAATTGCTGGCGGGCTGTTTGTACCGAAGATGTCGACGCGATTGACTGCGTTAGAAGTCGTCCAGGAGATTTCCTCCGGGGCGCAGATGAAGGTCCAACTTGTGGGTCCCAGGTTAACATTCGGGTTGAAAGCGGCGGGGTTAAAACTCAAGGAGTTTATCGCGTTCGGGTCAACATTTGTCAAAGTGACCTTCGTTGCCGGGTCGTATATCAACGAATCGGTTTTGAACGAATTCGAGAAACTATCAGAATAGGCCATGAATCATATCCTCGACAAAGCTGTTGTAAGTCCTCTGGTTGCTATGCTCCCGACTGCGCCTATCGCTGCGCTCTTGAGTTGGTTTACAATTGAGTTCTGACTTTTGCCCGGATTCGTTACACTTGTTAAGGGTAACGTGGTTGGAGTTGTAGGGTTGAAAATTGAAGAGTAGTTCTCAAAAGTCTGCGGACCCGAGTTTGCTGCGCGAATCGCAATCACCACGTCGGGGCCATTTGAACCCAGCGTGTAAGAACCGCCGCCATTGTAGTTTGCTTCCGGCTCATCCCCAGCACCGGGGAAAAACCTCGTGGCATTGCTAGAGCTTAAGCCCGAACCAGGCGTGATTCCCCCGCCAATCAAGTTCGTAAGACCGTTGAGGCCTTGATTTACCAGGCCAGTCCCGATCTCGGCCAGAACTTGACCAAGTGGCCCAGCACCTTTCAGACTGTTTTGAATCGACTGGTTGATTCCTTGCGCGAGCGCACCTGTAACAAAAGGTGTGATCGTCGAGGCAAGAACGTTTGCTCCGGTGTTCAAATTGAGACCGGAAACACCAGCGACTTGCGTCCCAAGAAGAGAGTTGATACCGACGTTCACGAGGTTGCCGGCAGCATTCCCCACCAAAGCTGAACCCGCTTGTGCGAGGCTCTGGTTCGCAACGCCTGCCAGGAGTTGATTCGCGCTGGATATAACTCCTGAGCTCACGCTCGTTGTAACTAAGTTTGAAATAAGCTGCGGCGTAATGCCGACCACGTTCAGCGGACCGCCAGGATTAGCCATTATTTCCACCCCCGATTTCGCACTCTGCGTGTGTAGTCCTTCTTCGTTTCGTCGTCTTCGTCTTTGTGCTCATTCGGAACCGGTGGCAGACGGTCAAGCGAGTCCGCCTTCATGCGGTATGTGCAAAGCCAGCCGCTCTCAGTGGGCGCAATTTCAAAGTTGAATTTGTGGTCGCCGTGCATAAACGTGCCGGCAAATGTTCCGTCGCTTTTCTGGAGAAATTTGTTCTCTTCTTTCGGAAAGTCGCCGGAATTGCTACGAATCTTTTCTACAGGTGAGCCAAACACGGACTCAATTACCCTCTGCAGCACCTGCTCACACTTTTCACCGCACCCTAGGCTATCTTCGATGAAGTCCTGAGTCTCGCACCCAGGAGTTGCGTCTTCGTCGTAGATTCGCAGAAGTTCTTCTGTGTTGACTGAAACGATGTCGTCAACAAATGGCCAATCAGACGGGTCAACTTTGCCAAGAATCTCGACGGCCTCGTCCCACTCTTCGGGTTCCAGGCCATCGGCAAAGTCAAACTTGTTGATCAGCGGCGCGAGAGAAACGGAACCGTCAGAATAATCGTGCCGGAGATAATTAGAGTAGTTATCAGAAATTCTTTCAGGCAAGCCCTCTGCCGCCTCCCACAAGAGACGCGCCATCGACAGGTACTTCGCCTGGTAGGCGGCATCAGACATCCTTATTCAGCTTAGCTGTTAACTTTTACCCTGATTAAAGCCTCACCGGAGGCTCAAGGCAGATCTTCGCAAACTGACGAATCGTTGATTCAAAGTGGTCAACACGATCATTCGGTTTCGGATCGTTCAAACACTCCACAAGTCGACTATACCACGGTGCCGTTTCCTCAACAGAATAATGAGGGTTCGGTTCGCAAAGATCAAAGAGACATTTAGGACTGCCTGGAGGCAAATTGTCACCCAGATCACCGTGTTTGACTTTCCAATCAGCGAGATTGCGAGGATGATCGAGTTCGTAACCCATGCGATGAAGAGTATGCTCAATAACGCCTTGGTTGCCGACAAGTCTCTCCTGTATTTTCTCCTTTGGGAACGGTACTCGAGTGTTTGCGAAGTAGACCCTATGTTCTTCATCGACAAGTTGGCTCCAGTCACGATCTAAGGTCGAGAGGAAGATTTGCCGCTGAGTAACAACGCTGTCAGCGCCGCTATCCCGACTGAGGCGATAGATAGCGCCCGCAATGTCGTCCGCTTCGAAACCTTCCTGAGCGAAAATCGGGAAGTACTCATTACAATACGCCCATCCGACGTTGAAAACACGCCAGAAGTTGTCGGTTTTCTCGCCCCTGGTTCCCTTGTAATGTGTAGGAATCTCAGAAAGGTTTTTACCTTGCGACTCAGCATACTGTTCCCAAGCGAATTTCACGGTTGTTGATTCCCGCATGAACCGGTCTCGCCAATAGTTCCCTGTATCAGAGAATCTGCTATCGGCCACAACCACGATGCGGTACGAGTGGCGAGGGAGCATATCCGGGCCACGATTTATTTTGAGCGCCCAGGCACCTTTGAGGAGTTTGTCTTCAACCTCGGGCTTGAACGAGTTTTCAATCTTTTCCTCAAACCAGCGAAGAATGTCGTGAAGGTAGACGTGAAAATCTACCACCACGACGGGAGCTGGATCGTTCCGAAATTGAAAGTTGGTTTCTAGTTTCGGTCTGTCAATCATCGAGGCATGGGTAAGTCGCACCAGTGCGTAGGCTGGTCTGCGTGATCTTGACCGGCAACGGGTTCCCACCCATCGCGGGCAGTGAATTCCCAGATATCCGGCCAGCCGTAATCGCCGTTGTCCTGAAGGAAACAAACAACGTAATCGCCATCTTTCTTCGGCCAGTCTTCCAGAATGTGCCAGTGGGCGTGAACGAGCTGTTTAGTCAACGTTGCCATTTCAGAGTTTGCCCCGCAGGATAGCTTTCAAGGTTTCGATCTCAGCTTTGAGTTCTTGGTTTTCAATCTCTAGGGAAGAAGGCTCCCGATTGAAGTAGGCTCTGGAGACGGTGGGGAATTGCGTTGAGAAGATGGGGCGGATTGCGCGGGCGAGTTCAACGTGCTCCCATTGAGCAACACCTTCGTCGTCACGTACCCCAACGTAATGCATCCAGCTGCGAACATTACCTGTGACGTACATACGAGTGTAACCACCCTGCGGAAGTACGAAGCGGGCGACTTCTTTCGCGATGTCACTTTTAAGGAGATCATTGTAGGCGAGGTCTGCAACTGTGTAAGCGGACTGCATTGTGTTCATCATCTCGTCAGTCAGCTTTGCGTCATCCGCAAAGATGCTGTTCTGCCGATTCTTGTGGTCCTGCACCCGAGCCTCTTCGGGAATGTAGTACAGGGAGCCGAATTCACCAAGCAGATCTTTCAACTCTTCGTTCGAGCTGTAACGTAGCGAAAATTGCTGAAAGCAGAAAGACCGGTGACGAAGCATTTGCGTTGCGATTGCCAGCGGAGTGATCAACTCCACGCACATATAAGCCTGCTCAAACACCGAAACGTGGCCTTGCTTGATGCAATACTTCAGAAGACCTTCGAACTTTTCGTTCTCTTGATTCTTCGGGTTGCTGACACGAGCGATGTAGGCGATGTGCTCTTCAGCGTCGGGAGTTACCCAGACAAGGCGGGCGCGAGACGACCCTTCAATGAACCAGGGATTGCTGTTTTTCATTCTTCTGAGACCTTCAGTACTGCGCCGTCAAGTAGATACCCGTTGACTTGAAGGAAATTCTGAAAGAGCTCTACCATTTGAGGTAGAGTCGCGTCTGAAGAGATGGTCATCGAAATTTCAGTTTCGACTACATCGGAGGGGGGCTCGTATGTTAGATGATAACGCCCAAATTCGTACATTGTTCCAGTAAGTTGGTCGGGAATAGTATAGGGGAAGAGTGCCACGTGTAAATCAGAAGTCGAGGTCAATATCCTCAGCGTTGAGTTCTTCCTTGCTCACCGATCCCGCCATCATCTCAATCACTTTGATGGTTGAAAGGCAGTCTGCGAAAGCGTCGTGAGCTGGCATTCCGGAAAGGGCGGGAAGGCGCTGCCATTTGAAACCTTCTTTCTTCGCGTTCCACTCGCCAACCCACTCGGAATACTGGTCCATCGCGCAGGATGCACCGGCAATCTTCGGCAGTTTTTGGTCGTACTTCTTGAAGAGAGACCACAGAAGTTTCACGTCGAAGTCACTGTTCCAGCAAACAACGTGCTTGCCCTCAAGAACGAAGGCGACCATCTTGGCAATTTGAGAGAAGATGGGCTGGTTTTGAACTTGTTCGTTGGTGATACCGTGAATCGCAATCACCTCGTCGTTCATCGGCTTGTTGGGTTTCACCAGCATCGAGAAGAGCGGGCGACCCTTGACGTCGGTAATCGCCAACTGGCAAATTTCGGTGTCGGGATCTTTGCTTGGCAGGCCGGTGGTTTCCGTGTCAATTATGACTGTGGACGCATCGGCGAGGCGTTCTTTGGCCCATTCGGTTGCGCTCTCCCGAAAACGGGCAAGTTCCTCAGTAGTCGGTTTCATCGTTAATTTCGTTGTAGTAGTCTTGGCCGATTCGCTCTCTCCACTCAATAATCTTGCTGAAAGCTTCAACCAGATCGGAGGCGAAACCGCTTACGTGCTCGATTCCGTCTGGCCCGTCGTAGAGTTCAAATCGAAAGAACTCTTTTCCGGTGTTGGTGAAGTGGTTGACAATCTCAATTTGCATTGTAACTTAGTGGCTTAATCCCGTAGTCGGTAGATCCGAACAGGTTTCGGTCGATGGATTTCCCTCCGAGGCGAGTGTAACAGTAGATTTCCCCGAAGAATTTGACACGCTCGTTTTGCTCTGGCACGCGACCAATCTTCTTGAACTGGCGGCGAAGAAACCACAGGTGGCTAACCAGAATCGACTCTCCGATTGGTAGGGGAGTAACGATCAAGCTGACAAGGAGAATGGTGTCAAGGTCTTGACGTTTTTCGTGGCGGCGAAACTCTTTGACCCGACCCGAACATTCAACCTGCGTGCCTTCCAGCAGTCGTAGGTCGTCGCGTTGACGAATAACGGTGTTCACATCGACGGGTACCACTCACTCATTCACTATAGCGAGAGCCGTGGTGGGTAAAGTTATCGAGGGAAACTGCGGGATATTCCGCGAAATATGTCATGACACTTGGAAAAACTACTTTCGATCTGAACAAAGGTCAGTACAACGAAAAGATTGGCCGAATAATTGGCAACCATCGCGCAGGCAGTCGTCTGTGTGGTGAGCCTGCCGAGTTCATTCTTCGCAGCTGCCGATTGACCGAACAGTGGGGGAAACTGGGCCAGGATTCTGAGACTGCTGTTTACCTTCGCAACGTTGAGATTGCCGGTGGGCGAAAAGTGAAGATGCTCTCACTCGAGAGAGCTGGAACTCGCCAGCCGATTTCAAAGAGCAAGCTGGTGGAGGCGTTGTATCCGACCAAGAAGATCGCCACTGCGGCAACTTCGGAGGAAAAACATTACAATGCCGTGAAGTCTGCGATGCGTGGCGCCGTCAAAGATCAGTTGAAGAGATTTCGAGATCAGGTTGAGTTGCCCTGCGTCTGCTGCCTAACGGGCAAGCAAATTCGTCGAGGAATGCGCACAGACGTCGATCATACTGGGCTGTCGTTCAGCGAGATTGCCGATATTTTCATGACTGAAAATAAACTGAAGTACACGGACATTGCGTTGGTTGGTCCGCCGACTGCGAAGAAGTTTCGACTCGAGGCGCTCTGGGAGTCGTGGAAAAAGTTCCATAATGAAAAGGCGAGGTACGCAATCGTCCTCGCCAGTGCCAACCGAAGTAAGGGTTGCGGTGAATATGAGACTCCGGAAGGACTTTATGGAAGTTTTGCTGCGTCGTCTTCTGAAGAACTCTCACTAGAGTTTGACTGAGTCTGTTGAACTGGTGAATTTGGAAAATCCGGGTAGGGGTGAGGGTTGTTTGGGGGCCTTCTGTTTGGTTCAAGAATCGGTCTACCCTCTTCATCACTAGAGGGGCCATACATAGCCGAATCCTTCCGTTCCGCCACCACCAACCAGCTAACTGTTTCCTTAGAATTTGAGTCTTTGGAGTATATTGTAAGGATTTGGTCAGAAACGGAGCCTTTGCAGGGCTCCCAACCATCTACACTTGTAATCCAAACCTGGGGGTTTCTGCAAAGCGACTTCCAAGTTCCCGGAATCAGCCCATACTCTTCGTCTAAATCGACGGTCGCCCCACCGTTTATGAGTTTTACGTTTCCGCGGTAAATTAGATCGGCTCTTGGCCCTTCGATTGAAACATGAACGAGGTCTTTAGAGCTATCGATAGGATGTTCGATTCGGAACAGTTTAGTACCGTTCACATCAAAGGTAGTTCCAGGGAGGGGGCAATCTACAATGCGTGCTCCAGTACCACCATCCCTGTAGCACCGGAGCAATGCGTCGGGCCCATTTAAAGATTCGTTGTTAATGGCAAGGGATATCATCCTGGCAGCAGCGCCGCTGTTATTGAAAATAACGAACTGCCCATCAGTGCCACCATCAACGACCATATCGCTGGACCCTAAAGCACCACCACCTACACCAATAAGTTGACCTAAGTACCCCAAACTTTGAAGAGATGTAGAACCGTACTGGTTAATAGTAAATCTGCACTCCGTGTTATTATTTGAGTAAGTTTTTGTCCAGAAAGAAATAGACCTTGAGGTAGTGTTGATAGGGTCGCCTAGGGTTTCCGCTCCATTAAATATGCCGAAATTGCCGTCACTGCCACCTGTGCTGGATAGTTCCCCCGAGTCATCAAACTGAGTTCCAAGTAGTAAGTTACCTTTGACATAGAAATAACCATTAGGGGATGACCCCGGCAGAACGAAAGGCCACGTGTAACAGTTGCTCGGACGAGGATCTAATACAACTTTAGGACCCATAACACCACCTGTTGTGGCCCCTAGCAACATTGGTGTGTCGTTAGACGAGTTGGATATAGTGAATATTCCGTCGGACCCACCCGCACTAGTGATATCCCCGTCACCGGGGTTTGCGATAGAAGGCAAGTTAATACTTGTGGGAGTGGAAGCGGCTGTGAGTCTCCCATCCGCACCCACCGTAATGCTGGAAAGATTGTAACTTCCAGGAGTCACACCTGTAGCATTCAGAGAGCCACTAGAAGCGGCTGTGAGTCTTCCATCCGCACCCACCGTAAGATTGGTAAGGGTGTAACTTCCAGGGGTTACCCCGCTGTCGTCCAGGAGTTGAACTTTGTCGAGTGTCATTGAAATTTCACACCTTCTTTTTGGTATTTTACCCCTAAGGTTAAGTCTTGATTTTTAAGTCTTGAAATAAATATCAGGGTTGATCAGGCCAGAACAGGTATTCTTCGCTCTTGGTGTACGTGTTCAGCTCTTCTTTCGTGTCGCATTCCAGCACACTTTCTCTCTTGACTCTGGCTGCGTCTCGGATTTCCTGCCGCCATGCACCCAGTTCCGCTGGAACGGGAACCGCCGCTTCAACTTGACGTGTAACGTACCAGTCGCTTGGGGAGAGAGTTTTGTAAGCGAAAGAATTCGTCTGGGAGATCATAAACTCTTTCGAGTCATCCAGAGAGTTGTTCCAGTCAAAGGGGGACTGACGCCAGCCCTCTCCGTCCCAGCTGACAAATAGGTTTTGGGGTTGTAACATTTTAGCTCAGGGTCGTGGAGGGGGTGTTTGAGTTGCGTTGGGAGGTTGTTCTCCAGAAGGGGAAATCATCACATCCCCTAAACCGTAGTACTGGTTATTCCAGTAAAACCCGTGTAGTGTGCAATACCAGTGAGAGTCAGCGTAACTTGTGATGGGCCCATAATCTCCGTTCAGGGCGTTTTCATAAAAAGTTGCTGTTGAATCGGGAGCGTCCGCCGTAAGAAGTAGAAACATTTTTTCAGCATCTGGTATCTCTAGCCAGCAAGCTATGGTTTTGTGGTCTACATCCGCGTAGTAGCAATCAGTGACAGAATAGTTCATGTTTGTGTCTAAAGTCATTACCAAGGAGTACCCCATTGTCGAACAACTCCTGCTAGGCCGTTATACGGAGCAACAGGAGTGGGATCACCAGGTACGTACCCGAATCCCCCATTTCCGCCAAACCCACCGCAACCTCCTCCGCCCCCTGAACCCAAGGTAGTACCTGAACTGTTGCCCGCAAGTCCCCCGCTTACAATCGCAGTCCCTACCGAGGAGGTCCCATAACGCGACTGAACGATAATAATACCACCACCACCACCACCACCACCATAAGTACCATTTAGACCATCGCTTCCGTTGCCACCGGTGGCGGCAAGACTCCCACTATTGATGCAATCCCCGTCAGCGTCTAAAATAATTGCGCCCCCTGATCCACCACCGGCACCTGAGTACAAAAGCGTCGCGGGGAAGGGGAATAGAAGGTTCCAATTTTGTCCCCAGGCCCCATTGCAGTTAATTACAGCACTGGGACCAATTAGAATGGATCCTAACGCTCGAATGATGAGGGTCTTTCCGGCAAGACCCCCCGAAGAGTAATGACCAGAAACGGTTACCGTGTCCGAATTAGCCATGTACCCTGAGGCACCATCTGAACCGCGTAAATTCACAATCGCGTCAGAGGCCAAACCGCCTATGGACGTCCGCCCTCCGGCAATACCTGCACCGTTGTAGTTTCCGTAGTTTCCAAACTGACCGCCTTGGCCAACCCCTGTTGAAATCCATTGGCTCCCTAAATAGGCATAATTCATCGGGGGAGGACCATTCGCGGTGGATCCGTCGCCTGATATAAGGCCGTCGATAATTACGTTGCCACGGGCCATGATGTAAACCGTGTCCCGAATGTAGCAGCTTGTGCCACTGTTAAGGGTGAAATCATTACAGAAGTAAGTTCCTGTTAAAACTTCTAACGGGGAGACAATTTTATTTGCCGGGGATCCGGAGGGGATGAACGGTGTGGGACCTGTGGGTCCTGTAGGCCCAGTTGGACCGGTTGGTCCTGTAGGCCCAGGGGAACCAGGAGTCCCGTCAGTTCCAGGGGTGCCAGGATCACCGGTTGGTCCTGTAGGCCCAGGGGAACCAGGAGTCCCGTCAGTTCCAGGGGTGCCAGGATCACCGGTTGGACCCGTAGGCCCAGGGGAACCAGGAGTCCCGTCAGTTCCAGGAGTACCAGTTGGACCTGTAGGCCCCGGTGAACCAGGAGTCCCATCATTCCCCGGAGTACCAGTTGGCCCGGTTGGACCGGTTGGCCCTGTAGGTCCAGGAGAACCTGTAGGCCCAGGTGAACCAGGAGTCCCGTTAGTTCCCGGAGTACCAGGTGGTCCCGCAGGGCCAGGAGTAGGATCCGAAGAAATACTCGAAATTCTGCCGTCAGAGGTTACGGTGAGGTTCGGGTTAACGTATGTTCCGGCTGCTACCCCGGTATTATTCAGCAGTTGAACTTTGTCGAGTGCCATAGGATTTTATCAGCCAGGTGTGAGGCCAGGAACGACTTCGACCGTTTTGAACTGCAACTGGAAAGCCACAGAGCTGACTCCCATGTTTACCACTCTGAAGAAAGTTAGGCCAAACCCTGCATAAACCGCTGGCAAGGGTGCGAAGTCGATTGTCTCGTCTGCCGTGGTCGTTACAACTTCGGCATAGAAACCGGTTCCGCTTAAAGGGGGAGTTCCTCCCGGAGATGTCCTTGTGTCAGCGGCTCTCGATGCTGAGTCCCCGTAAACGCGAATCCACATAGGCAAGTCCGAAGAAATTGCCACCAAGTGGAATAAACCACCCAACGCAAGTTGGAAGTCTTGCACTCCTCCTGCAGGAAGTACGCTTGTTGTAAAGTCCGTGAAAGTATATTCTGACCCTCCCCCGGGAGGCCCCACAGGTCCCGTAGGTCCTTCCGGCCCCGGCGAACCTGTAGGCCCAGGTGAACCAGGAGTCCCAGGAGTACCCGGTGAACCAGGAGTCCCATTATTTCCAGGAGTACCAGTTGGTCCTGTAGGCCCAGGTGAACCTGTAGGTCCAGGTGAACCTGTAGGTCCAGGTGAACCAGAAGTTCCGGGAGTACCCGGAGTGCCAGAAGGTCCTGGCGGTCCCGGTGGCCCGACAGGCCCAACCGGTCCAGGTCCGCTTGAAAGCAACTCCCAAGTGTCAAATTGCTCGTTATACTGATATTGATCTACACCTACGATGGGGGGATCAGGGTAGATCTGTCCGTTGTAAGCAGGCGACGGGAAAATTAGAGTTGGCATACAACAAACTTAAACCCTTTATAGGAGGTTTTACCCCTGCGGTCAAACCAGCGTGATGCCCCATTTGGAGGCAAGCCATGCCTGCACAGAATCGCGGTCGGTGGGGCTTAGAACGGAGGGAAAGACAATGTACTCCCCAATCAAGCCAGGCCAGCCGCGATTGAGGCTGGAGTTTCCGCGATCATTGCCGATTTCAAAGCCACCGGTTGTGTTGAATGCGGTGCCAGATGAGTTGTTGATACGCATGATCGCAGGGTTGTCGATCGAAGGCGAGGTAAACAATCCCCCTGAGAACCTGTTGCTGGTGCCACCATTGACAAATAGCTGATTGAAACCTGTGCCCGACTCATCAAGAGATGAAGAGAATGCCAGCATGTACCAGGCGTTGTTGTATGAGGTAAAAAGACCGGCATAGTTACCTGCAGTGCCACCAAAACTAGCATCAACAACAACGTACACTTCGCCGATTGTTGTAGAAGTGCTGCTGCTGTTGTACATGAAGTTGGCATGAGACGGACTTACGCCCCAATCTAAACACTTATTGCCATTAATGCCAGTTACATACTGAGGGCTTGTGCCGCCAACTGATAATGTCCAGCCATTGCTGCCCTTGTCTGTAACCGAAGTGATCGCAGTTCCCGAAGTGGTAACAGTCGATTCATCGGCAAAGTCATACCAGAGAACGGGGGACAATGCTGGAATTGGGTCCGTGGGTGCAGGGGGAGCTGGCACGTACTCGTAGAAGTAATTGTTTAACGGCCAGATTTGTCCCGTAGTTGGAAGGGTCGGCCAGTTGCAAGTGGGTGCGTTTGGCAGATTCAAGTTTAGTGTGTTCGTCGCAACGAAAGTTTTAACCGACACCTGACTTGTTTGATTAACCAGGGGCGTCAGAGACGTGAACCCCGGCAGCAGGTTGAGTAAACCTTGAGCGGGCCAAGTGCGAACGGACACTTGGCTCGTCTGGTTAAGTATGGGCGTGAAAGACGTGAAGCCCGGAAGTAGATCAAGTAACCCTTGGGCAGACCAATACCTTGGCAACAATTCCCCTTGGCTGCCATCACTCACCTCTGTAAACGAAGTGGAGCTAACAAGGTTGAAGATAAAGTCGTCGCCAATCGGAAAAGTTGCCATCTTACATCGTCAATTTAACACAGACTAGAGTAATCAACGAGATCAACTCGGAACGACTGGGGGCTTAGTTTGCGCGGTTAGCGTAAGACCCGAAGAATAACCCTTGCGGCCAAACTTGACCCTGATTTGGCAGAGTTGGGCAATCCTCCGAGGGAAATAAGTCGAGGCTGATTCGGTTGTTACTAATCACTAACAATTTTGGCGATAAAACCGGCTGGCTACCATCAGTTACCTCTGTGAAAGAGGTGGAGTTGACAAGATCGTAAATAAAATCGTCGCCAATCGGAAAGGTGGCCATCGTCAGACCACGCGAGCCAGGAATGTCGAACTCGCACCGGTTGTGACCGTAGGATTATTCACACAGTACAGAATTTCCCACTCTTCAACGCCAGGGTCAACGACGAACCGATCTTCAAAGTTCAGAGTGTTGTTCGCGTAATGCATGTAGACACCGAAATCCGTCGCCAAGGGAGAAGAAGAGAACGGGGTCCAAGGTAGATCGGAGCAGATCGGAACGTAATTTTGAGAGTAAGCGGGGTTCGCGTCGGGCGACCCTACCGGAATAACGATTTTGGCGCCCCCTGGGGGAAAGTTGTAGGTCGCAGCATTGTTCGTTTTACCGCAGCCGTAGTAGGTGTAGGATGGAGTCTTAAGACCGTTGAAAGTATCATTGCCGTAGTAGTTTGAGTAGCCCGTTAAGACCTGCCCGTACGGGTAGGCACGACGAATGTTCGACTGGAGGCAGAAACTTGTGGCACCTGCGTTGTAATTTACACCGCAGATAGTTGCGTAAAGGCCCGGAATCATGCCTAGATCCAGATCCAACCAAGGGTAAAGGGTCTCCGCAGGGTTGTGGAAGGTGAAGGGGTAACTTATGTTGAAACCTTGCTGAAATACGAACCAACTCTGATTGCTGTTGACCGTGGATGTGTAGCGATAAATGTTAAAGGTAGTGGTGTTACTGTACGTTTCAACACCCGGCTGACCGATGGCTGTGGCACCGTAGTTCCCATAAACCTGAATATCCGGGGGCTGAAGAAAGTAGTCCAGGTACTGTGTCCCTGTAAAGGTGTTCGTAGCGGTATCCCAACCCGTTCCGATTGAAACACCGATTCGCTGTTGCTCAATAGTGAACAAGTAGTAGGTGGTTCCAAACGTTTTCGTGGGATCGTAAACGCACTCAAACACACCGTATGCGCGGGCTCCGGACGTAAAAGAGTCGTGCCAACCCGTCATCAAACCCGCGTCAATGAGGGCTTGCTCCAGTTGATCAATGACGTCGGTCTGGCTGAAGCCAACTGTCAGCGAGTAAATTTGTTTTGTTACGGCCATAATCTGAACAGAACAAGGGTCTAAGAGTGGGTCTGATATACGGTTTTACCCTCTCGGGTCAATCAAATACTTTTGTCTGGCTCAAGAAGCGGGCGACCGTCTTCGTCGTGCCCGTAGGTGTACATAACTTCGTCTTGGCGCTCGGCAACTACCAACCAACTGACAGTTTCAACGCATGCGGGATCTTTCGCTTGAATGGTTAAGACTCCGTCAACGACCGAACCCTTGCAAAGTTCCCAGCCATCGACGCTTGTGACCCAAACTTGCGGATTTCTGCAGAGTTCCTCCCAAGTGCCAGGAATCAAGCCGTATTCCTCGTCGAGCGTGATTGCGGCAGTTCCAGCCACCAGCTGAACCGTCCCCCTGTAAATCAGGTCGGCTCGCGGTGCCTCAACCGATGTGTGAACGAGGTACTTATTCTCGTCCAAGGGGTGATTGATTCGGAAATTCTTTACGCCGTTTACGTTGAGGTTGCCAGCGTTGACGAACAAATCAGAACCTCCGGACGGCGCTGCACTATTAACTGCCGCGTAATATCGTCCGGTGTTTGGGTCCCGGCCTAAAGTCAAAATAGGAAAAATATTGCCAAAATCGTTATAAGTATAAAACCCCATATTTCGGTCAGCGGCATTGGACTGAAGGAACATGCCCCACGTTCCGTCTATACCGCCGTTAACCAAGACATCGCCTTTATCCCCCCAAATTGTAAAACCGTCTCCGTTTGTTATAGTGAAAGCTCCTTGGGCGGCCCGGAAATTCGTCAAGACATCCGTAAGAAAAGATCCTGTACCCGCGTCTCGCCCGACGACAAGATAAGAGGAATTAGCACCTGAGTTGTTATTCAGGTTGAAGTTGATATTTCTGTTTGCTGCTGAGGTGTTAGTGTTGTACAATCCCACCATGCCGTCGAAGCCGCCAGCACTCAAAATGTCCCCATCCCCGGCACTTACGCCAGGAAGATCGATCGACCCCAAGGTTGAAGCAGCTGTGAGCCTACCATCTGCGCCAACCGTAAATGACGGATTCGTGTACGTTCCGGGAGTGACACCTGTGGCGGCTGGGGAACCGTTCGTGGCGCTGGTGATTCTACCGTCCGAACTGATTGTGATGTTGGAGGTAGTGTAACTTCCAGCTACTACGCCGGTGTCATCTAAGAGTTCAACTTTACTAATTGCCATTGTGATTCTTTAGCGATAACAGCCCGTGAAGTTGAGGCGAGCCAACTTCTCCAGTTCAACTGAGGCAATTTTACCCCATTTACGAAGCCGGGTAGACGTAGTACCATGTAACAGCGACTCTTTTGAGTCCGGATGTTACAACTTGGCCTCGGTGAGGAAAACACCAACTCGAAGGGAAGATCAGTGCGTGGCCCGGTTTCGGTTTATAGACTTCGTCGATGAATTCGGTTCCGCCACCTTCAAAGTCAGAGGTGAGGTAAAGAACAACAGAAATCGTTCGATAAAAAGTGTTCTGCGCCCGGTCCCAATTCTGATCGTAATGGAATTTGTATTCCTGACCAGGCCCGTACTCAAGAATTTGAATGCCTTCGCGGTGAGATCGAGTTCCTGCAGCGCCAGGGGCGAGAGTATAGCTGACGAGCGAAGGGTGGATTCCCCCGAGGCGGTCTCGGTATTCAAGCAGAGCAGTATTTATAGCTTTCCCGACTAAGTCGGTGATCGCAGTTTCTTCCACCAGAGTGAATCCTTCACTCGAGCGAAGAGAAGTGTCCACTCGAAAACTTTCACCTGAGAAAACAGTGTTCTTTAAGCGTAAATTCTCTTTGCGGTCGCAAAATTGATTGACAACGCGCAACTCTTCTTTGCTCAGGGTTGGAACAACCTGAATAAGTGGGTTTTTCATTAGGGGTGTTTTGATCGTATGTTAGGTCAGGAAAGGCCGAGGATTGCCTTGAGGTCGTCGGGAGTAAGGCCCAGTTTTTCCAGCTTCTCGTGTGGGCTCAAAGTGGTTTCGACGAGAGGTTTGATCTCCGCGTCAACGAGAACCCACCCGTCATCCCAAGTTAATTCTTTTCCGGGTGGAACTTCGGGTGGAACTTTTTTAGTGTAGCCCCTCGGAGCTTCGGACGGATCAAAGTTTTCGAGACGTTGCGTTGGATCCGAGGTGCGGTAATAAACCCCCCTTTTGTCTTTCACAACTTTCCAAGAATCCTCCTGAAAAACGGGAATGCGGCCCGAAGAAAAGCTGGGCGGTTCTTCTTCAGTTGCGTGAGCGGGAATCAGCCATACGCCTGGAGGGTCCAGAGGGGAGGAATCTGCGATTCCCTCCTCCAAGAAGTATTTGTAGACTGGGTGATAGTGATAGATTTTCATGGTTATTATCAGAACTTGATGCAGGGGAGAAGTGCAACGTTGCGAGGACGAGTCTCAGTTCCACCGGTACTGCCGGTTACCGTGTTAATTGTATTACTACCGGAGGGTCCGCTAATGACAGAAGTTCCCGGTCCAGATATTTGGTTGAAGAGCGGGTGATCGTGACTCGCAAAGTCATCCAGCTGAGAACTACCAAAAACTCGGCCTGAGTCAACTCCACGACCGGCGTCCCAACCTCGAATGAATTCGCCTCTCAAGTCCGGAAGATTGAATGTTGTGCTTCCGTCCCCACTGCCGTAAGTGGTTCCGATAACAGCGAACAAATTACTATAGGTGGTTCGTGAGACAGCCGCTCCGTTACACGCAACGTAGCCAATAGGCGCTGTAGAGGCTGACGACCAAATAACGGTTCCGGTAACTGAACCTCCACCGCTGCTGCTGCCGCTTATGCACATAATGTACGCAAGGGCGTAGTAAGGAGGTCTGTTTTCGTGAGCTCCACTCCCACCCTCCGCAACGAATGTTATTCCAGTACCTACGTTGTTTGTAAAGACTGTATTTGGACCCAGTCCACCTCCGCCAGAACCGGAACCATACCCCCCGGTATTTGCGGCAAAGTCATTCCTGGTCGACTGGTGAGAGTGACCAGGATCGGAAAATCCGTGGCCGTGGTTAGGCATTTCGCCAATGCCTAAAGTGACCGCATTCTGACCGCCAGTGTTACCAGGGGCGTAACTGCTTCCTGCACCGACAATGAATCTGTCCCGCAAGTCCGGTGTTCCGTTTGTTCCGTCGCACAGTTGCCAACCGCCTGGGATGGCCGCAACTGAACCAGACCACATGGAAATCAGACCGGTGGGAACGCCCGCGATAGCAACGGTGTTTCCAACAAATCCGACGAAATAATCTCCCGCTAGCGGGGCAGTCGAGAAGGTTACTTGGCTCAGCGCGGGGTTCCACGAAAATGCTGCCGTGGATTGAACAGCGCCGCCGATAAACAAAACTAAATCGTCTGCGGTTACGTTCGAAGGCAGCGTTGTTCCGCCCAGGTACGTCAGAGTGAAAGTAACTGTTGAGCCGTTGAAACCGCCGCTAATGTTATCAAGACGCTCAAGTCCACCCGCGCCAGTTGGCCCTGTAGGTCCGGTTGGTCCGGTGGCAACTTGACTCGCAACCCAACCTACAAAGTAATCTCCTGCAGGTGGCGCACTCGTGAACGTAACCTGGCTCAGACCAGCGTTCCATGTGAAAGCCGTCCCTGCAAGTTGAATTGCACCACCAATAAACAGAACTAAATCTTGCTGCAGAACTGTGATAGGAAGATTTACTCCAGCAGATGTCAGAGTGAAAGTGGTTTGAGTTCCGTTAAACGAGATACTGTCAATATATTTTGCGTTAAGTGCGCCTGATCCCCCGCCGGACCCTGGAGGTCCAACTGGGCCAGGTGTGCCAGGAGTGCCAGGCGTTCCCGATGGACCGGAGGGACCAGGCGGCCCGGAAGCTCCTGTGCCTCCTGTTGGCCCCGGTGCTCCCGGAGGGCCTGGCGGTCCTGCCGGGGGAACAAGTTGCCAGCTTCGCACACCCGCCGCCGTACTAACTAACCCGTAGCCATCAACTGGCGGAACTCCAAGGTTGGGCTCTGTGTCGGCCAAACCAAGAATTTCGTAACGAGTAGCGTTCGCTAAAGTTGGGGGAACGGGAATTACCCTTCCATCGAAAAATCCTGCCATGGCTTAGATCAGCGTTTCAAGGACACTTAAAGTAAATTTGATGTTTGTGGTTGTTCCGACGATCGAGAGAGTGTCCCCGGTCTGAAGAACAAGTTTGCCAGCGGTTCCGCCCGACGCAATCAAAACTTCCTGAGAAGGAATCGCATAGTTGAAGACTATAGGATGCACAGTTGAGTTCCGAACAAGCCTCATCGAGAAGTTTTGAGCGGCGGCATCTGTGTTAACCGCTTGCGCTGTCAGAACAATCGCGTTGTAACCAGTGGGCGCGGTGTAAACGTTCGTGGCCGAAGTAGGAACGTCGACGGGAATCGTCTTAAAGACTGTTAATGGAAGTGCCATGTTATCAGGAGAGGGCGAGGATGTAAGGAATCACGATGGCCAGGATCGACTTTCTAAACGCTTGGCCAGAGATTGTTCCAGTGTTTTGGTTAATTACCAGGTCTTCGCCAACGCGGAAGTCACCAAGTTGGTCCGTGCTAGTAATGGCAACGCGACCACCGTTGATTTGAATGACTTCGTTAGCTTGGATGGCAGTTCCACCTGTAAAGGGAATAGCAGTGTTGATGTCGGTTCCGCTACCCACGTATTCCATACAGTGAGAGTTCGCAATGATCCGGCTAACACGCCAGAAGTTTACGGTGTCGCCAACTGAAGGTGTGTATGGGAGGTTTTCTTGAATCGCGATCGAAACCGTATCCGTAATGCTGTCGTAAGGTTCTGTGACTCCGGCAACGGTGTAATACACAGGATTTTTCACTGCCGTTGCAGTTGCTCCGACACCGCCTCCCCCGGTAATCGTGACGACAATCGTGTCTGAAGCTGTGTAGTTCTGACCAGAAGAAGCAACCTCGATATCAATCAGTTGGTTGTTCTTAATTACCGCGATACCTTGGGCCCGAATTGCATTCGGACCCGTTCCAATCGACACAGTGACAGTCGGGGTGCTTGTAAAACCACTGCCCGGATTCGTAATCTCGAAACCAGACACATTATAGTAAAGCTCACCAACCGTAATCACCTGCCCCACGTAAGGAATCTGATTCGTTGTCAGGTTTTCTAGGCTAAACACGCTGTTGTTAACTGTCGCGGCACTCGCCAGCTCACCGGATTGCTCCAGTGGTCCCGTACCATCTGCGTACATCGCGTAGTTTCCAAAGTCAGAGTTACTGTTGGTAACGCTAACTGTTCCACCGGTTTCTGCCAACACGGACTTATCCGCGCAGATCGTGAACATACTCACGACTTGGCAGTAACCTTTGTTGTAAACTTTGACGCCCAAACCGTCAGGGTTGTATTGAGTGAAGCTGTCGAGCACCATGCTTCGCAGGCCGCCCGCTTTGCTACCGTCAACGTTCAGGCCAATGCTGTTGGTAACGAAGTTTGTGCAGTTCTGAACGTAAGGGCTCTGTGTGATATACAACGGCGAGCCAGGTGTGTTGATATCAGGCGCACCGGGCTTGAAGGACATAATCCCGTACCCCTGGATTTGTTCCAACGGGTTCAGGGGGTTTGGGATCTTGTTCACTTCCCCTAAGAAGGAAAAGTTCTGAACATAGCAACCGTTAAGAACGTGGAACAGATCGTTGTTCGGATTCAGAAGGGTGATGGTCGTGGCGCGCAGGTCTGCTCCAACAATCGAGACGTCCGTGTAAGGGAACACCAGGGGGTTCTGCTCTTCGAAGTTACCAGTAGAAACCCGAATTTGAGTGCCAACTTCAGCCAGTGCCAAGGCGCTCTTGATTGTTCTCTTCGCTGTTTGCGGACTCGTTCCGTCATTCCCGTCATTCCCGTTCACGTCAACCCACAGGGTATTTGAGATCGGTGTGATTCCTCTCCACCGAACACCATCAAATACTTTCAATCCTGGGGCATTCGGGTTGTAGGTGTCTAGCCACTGCTCCCCAACCGAATTTCCACCCGTGCCGCTGCTTTCGATAACACCGGCAGGCGGAACCGGGAACACGGTGTAACTTCCCGGCGTCACCAGACTGACCGAGGTAACCGAAGTTCCAGACACAGTCTGAACTTGAAGAACCGCAGGAATGCCAGTGCCACCCGAAAGGGTCAGAATATTTCCTACGAAGTAGTTCGTTCCACCAAAACTTACAGCGGCGGAGGTAACTCCTCCAGTCAAATTGAATGTTGCCCCAGAGCCTGAGCCCCCGGAGACAATTACAGGAGAAACCGGGAAGACTGAGTAGTTGCCTGCGTTCAGAAGGGTGACGGAAGTGATTTCACCTGCGGAAACCCCTGTAACCTCAAGCGTAGCGGCAGTACCCGATCCCCCAATAACGGTAAGAACATCGTTAACGGCGTAAGTTGTTCCTCCGTCCTCAACGGAAACTGCTGTAACAGCTCCCACCAGAAGAAATTGCGCCCCAGAGCCGGAAATACCCGAGTTCGGAGCTTCCGGGCCGACTGAAGTGGGACCTACTTTGAACAGGTTGTTCGCAGAATCCGAGAAGAACAGCCCCGGCTCAAACTCGTTGATGTTGACGGCGGGCTGACCTTCCAGCAGAAAGGCAGCGTCTGGCCTCTGTCGGAAAGCTTTTGAACGTAGTAATTGAATTGGGATCGAATTGGCCATTACTTATGCTGACTAAGTTTCGAAAGGGAAGTTGTTTAGAAATATAGTAAGTTTTACCCTGTCAGTCCTGGCTCAGAGTGCCTGTTGCGCTATTTACATCGAAACCATTCCCAAGAATCAAAAGTCCCTGGGCTGTCTTCACATAGTAAGGAATCGTGTTGGTTCCTGTGCCAATTTGCAGATTGTTTCCTCCTACAACTCCAATGCCGTTACCGATGTTCAGATGTCCAGAGTAACTGGTAAGATTAGACGTCTCGGCTGACGAGTACACCGTAGGAGAACCAGTCACTTGAAGTTTTCCGCCGGAAGTGACAGACAATCCGCTTGTCGTCACAACTTTCATATCCCAGTAAGGACCCTTCACGATGTACTCCTCGGGTACGTTAGGGACTGTCGGCGAAGGGTTGGGAATAGGATCTGAGAAAGGAGGGGGAGTTGGTAAAGACATTTGGGTCTCAAAACGGCCTATGCAAGGTTTTACCCTTTAATCACTCACTGAGAAAGTTGTTGGTTCGCGGGATTGACCAGGGGGTTGACATCTTCGTAGAACCTTCCCGTCAAAGCCTGACGTTGCGGGCCAAACAGAACGATTTCCCCTCGGTTGCTTACTCCAGTGATCGTAACTTTACCGCCCCACAGAACAGTCGACTGGTAGTCGGCGGAAAGTTTTCTGGACAACTCGTTATTCTGGAACTTGGGTAGGCCACGGGAGTAGTTTAAGTATCCGGTGAAGGCCCAAGTATGAGTGTTGGCAATAATCGTTGAAGGACTGTTGAACTCGAGTGGCCAGCGCTCGGTAACCAGAGCGTACCCTTGGGCGGGGGTCAACGGAATGGACGTAATTGCCAGAGTTCTGTCGCCCCAGTACATTGGACCAAGATACGGAAGAATCTCCTCGTTCGAGTAACCCATGATCTCGAAGAAACGAAGAACAGCTTGCTTCGTGTTGCTCCAGATCGGGTCGTAAATTTCTGGGCTCGGTGTTTTGTTTGTTTCGCAAACAATCACAGATGTGCCTGAGGGCCAATTCTGATTCTCCGCAGAAGGGTTCGGGTAGTAACTGTTGGTTCGATTTAGGCGAATCGCTTTCAAGGTTGACCCGGAAACGTCAATCACCTGCATGTACTCAAAATTGCCCCCTCCAACAAGTTGGATGATCGAAACTTCTTCCTCAGGGTTCGGGATAACCGAGGCATTTGCCACTGAAAACTGAACAACCGCAGGCCGATATCTTGTTGTGGCCCCAGCTGATAGAGAAGTCTGAATAACAGTTAGCCCGCCGCTAGTTTGAGTTGTAGATCCATTAGGAATGTCGCTTAGACAGATTCCTAGGCTGGGAGAACCATCATCTCCGTCAAAGTAAGATTGAACACTGTAGGAAGGGTAGGGGTAGGTTGACCCTCGGAAATAGGTGTCCGTCTCCGAGTACACATCTCCTTCGATGTACACATCTGGCGCATAACTTCCTTGGTAAGTTGTGGAGATTCGCTCCTGTCGTTCAGTAACGCTCGTATCCACAAACGGTGAGCAAGATTCGGTGGGGGCAAGTTTCAACGGACCTGCGCTTGGTCGGAAGTTGTTCGCACTTCCGTAGTAAAGATTGTCCCAAATGTTATTTTCCGCCGTGTACCAGTTTCTCTCTTGGTAAGTGACAATCGTACCGGTAGAGTTATCAAACTCCTGCTTCCAGGGTCTGGCGTAGTCAGAAACGGTGGCCGTGAAGTAGTAGTTTACGTTCTCGTTGCTGTCTCCGATAACGTAGTTGAATTGCGGCGACTCCGCCAAAGCTGCGGTAAATACGTGGTCTACGGTGAAGATTCTCCCCCACCCCCCCAACACGCCAGGGTCGAATTGAACGTTGGGGCGAAGAGTTCCAGGGTTGATCGCTTGGTTGGTTTGGTTGAGGCGAAGAACTGAACCTACCTGGGGAGGAATAACGGTTGGATATGTGTTCGACACTTTGAAACTATAGGCCCGGTCAAACTCCGGACGGGGATCAACAAATCGACGAATATAGGGGACTTCCAGCTCAGTTACAGCCGCCGCCAAAGGAATGCTGCTGTCGGATGCTCTCAACCTTAGGGTTGAAGTGAGGCCGCAAGATCCAGGGGTTGGAACTACCGTTGGTCCGCCATCTGTTGCAAAGAAACCTCGATAAGTTTGCCCGTTGGTCGAGTTTCTCACCCATACGGCACTTCCAGGGTTAAGTGAGTACGGCAGAAGATAGCAAGGAGAAAACTCTGAACTGAGCTCAATCAATTGAATGCCCGGATCCAGCACCGAATCAATAGTGACCGAGACTACTTTCGCCCCAAGAGAAAGAATTTGTTTGTTCTGGTCCGACACAACTTGAGACTCTGTGAGCGCAAGAGGTCGTTGAATACCCTCGAACAGAAAACCGGTTTGGTTGGCATCTGCACCACCAACAGTGTTGATTCCGAAGAATCCTTCAGATTTGATCGCAACTGACCCGAAGTTGCTCGTGCTGTTTGTGAGGGAAACGAAACCTCCGTTCAAAGCCCACGTGCCCACTGCGCAACCAATCGTGTAAATCGACTGAAGTTGACCGTATGCACCATCTCGAATTCTAAACCCGAAGTGACGGAAGTCCACCTCTGTGTTAACAATGCCAATACTTTCGTTGCTTTCCGTAACTTGATTTTGGTAGTAGTAACGAATGTTCTTAATCTGAGTTCTGTTGAGAAGGTCGAGTTGAGCCTCTACTGAAACCGCATCGATTGTTGAAGGACGCTCGTTCAGCGGAAGTGAAAGGTACGTTGCTCTTGCGAGAGACCACCACTTTTGTTCCGAAATGTTTGTGATCGGGTTGAGCAGAGTCGTGTAAATTTCGTACGCCGCCGGGTCGTTCTGCAATGAAACGCAAGTGCATTCGTTTGCGATGAGAGACCTGAATCCTTGAATCTGGTTACCAATTACCTCGCCCCAGCACATGCCGTAATCGGAACGAACGTTTACGCTGTTCGCGTAAGCTGAGGAGTTGCTGGTGCTGTTAGCAGCTCGGTTGTTTGGGTAGTCGGAATTCGTAGGTGCCACGATAACGAACTCAGCCTGACTTACCAGGAGAGCTCCGTTAGTTACCTGTCCGCCAAAGAAGTCGGGGAAAGCCCTTTGAACTTTGGTGTAATAATCTGCCAACTCGCTCAGAGTCGTGTTCAAGCTACCGCGAAGGCGGTGGGCTGACTTGAGTGTATTTGTGACGTAAAGAATTATCGAGTCGGACGTTGAAATCGTCGGAAGGGCGGAGTATTTTACGTATAGAGCTTCCGGCGCAGTGCGCAAGTAGAAAGAGAAAGTATCAATCGGGTAGGCGTAGTATTTGCCGTTTAAGAAAGTTCCTGTGATTTGATTCACACTGGCTGCGAACTCGACCTCAACAAGATCGTTCACCTCTAGACCGTGTGGTCGAGTCGAGTAAAACACTGCTTCCCCGTTTGTTGAGGACTCAATTTTATACACATCCCGTGACTGAACTTTGTCAAGAATGGAGTAGTTGTTGAGGTAAGTGTTACCAGTCCACTTCAGGACTGATGTAATCGGTTGGTCAAAGTCGCCATCGACTCCGGCGGGGTACGCAGGGTTCTTGTAATTGGGGACGTATGTTGGGCTCAAGATGCACTTCTTGAGGTCAAGGCCAACAATCGAAATTCCCCGAGGAACGATGATTCCCCCGGTAGGACTGTTGAACTGAGTTAGCTGAGTTGTTGTAACCTGAGCAAACGGATCTGACGAGAAGTTAACGTTGAACTCGGCAAGACTTGCGCCAGGGCCATTGTTCGCAGTGACGCGAGAAGGGGCGAGGTAAATCGTATATTTGCTATTCTCGCTTGCGGGAGTCGCACCCGTCAAGATTGCATTGATTGTAATTTTGCTTAGCTCCAGGATTGCGCGTGTCAGAGTCTGAAACGGCAACGCTTGGCCATCATTCAGAATTGAATCCGTGGAGCCAAGAAATTCGGGGGCAACGAACACAACATATCCACCACCGCCGAGGTAGGGTGCTGCAATCGTTTGCCATTGAGAGGTGAAATCTTTGAAGACACCGCAATTCAGGGTTCCGTCTTGCGTATTCAACCAGAGTTCACCTTTCGAGGGTAAACTTGTCGGAGCCTGCGGAAGAACCGATGTTGGACCTACTTTAACAACAGTGTCGTTGTTAACCTCAAAGAATAGACCGGGATCGTTTGAGTTCGTATTTAGGCCAATCTCACCAACCTCAAGGTTTGAGCTCGTCGGGCGCTTTCCCGGAATGCTCGAACGCTTGAAAACGATTTTTACAGCAGACATTTGCTAAAGAGCGAGTTGAAACGCGTAATGACGCTTCAACCTTTTACCCTACAGGTAGGCCCCGCCGATAATCGCGTCTTCGCTCACTTCTCCCTTCTCTCGAAGCTTCATTGCCGCCTCAAGGTAGAGATCCGCTCTTTCGCCCAGCTCTTGTCTGCGCTCCTTGTAACGTGACATCAGAGCGATATACTGTTCGTCGTGCTTGCCCATCAAACTCCGTCGTAAAGAATCGAGATGTATTTTTGTGCCTGTTCGTTGCTTATTTTAGCCCAGACGCCCTGCTCGTAAGTCTCCATCGGCGAGCGAATCCCGTGGTCCATCACGGTGGCGATGTCGTCTTTGGAGAAACCATCTCGAAGCATCGCAAACTGCACTTCGTTTTTGTTTTCTCGAACTTTAGCAAGGATGGGGGCTTTTGTCTCTAGATCTTTCCGGGCTCTCTCTGTTGCCAGCGGGGTACCACCATTTTTAGTTCCCTTCTCATATATTGACAACAGATCGCCTGCCGTTCCCTTCCATCTGCGAACTTGCCAGTCCCCTTGCCCTGCAGCACCACGTCCTCTATCTGCCGTAGATCCCCTCGGTGGAAGAAAAACACCCATTGCCTCAGCTAAAGCTGCCTTCGGTGAATCCTGAGCGAGGCCCATGTCAACGAAACGGGCTTTACCTTTGCGATCAACAAGGACGTTATCAATGTGCATATCGTTGTGAGCGATACCCATTCTGTGAAGATTTGCTCGAGCAATCCAATACGCATCAGCGACTTTGACACCGCCAATTTCTTTGTCGGGCGCTTTTGAGCCGATCGGACTTCCTGCAACCACGCTCATCGCCACGCGACCGATCTTCGTTCCAGGGTTATACTGAGAATCACCGTCAAGTTGTGCAGCAAGAAGTTTCGGACCAAGATCAACTTTACCAAGGCGATCAATCAGATCGGCCTCAATTTTGCCAACTTCGCCTCTCTTGATGGCGTTACCCTTGTTTGGTTCACGAAGAACAGTTCCATAGGCACCTCTTCCGAGAAGAGTTGAGCCGGAGCCGTAAGAATCTTCCCAGCGATACGACTTGTTTCCAAGCTCACGAGAAATTCCTTTGCTCAGCATATCACCGTCATGGTCGCGGGCATCTTCACGAGCGTAGCGAACGTTTCCGGTTGCTTTGGTGGCAGGACCTTGAATCGCTTCTCGAACTTTCTTGAGACGATCGAGTAAAACCAATCTCTCCTGGTCACTACCTTTGAACCTTTTCTGCTGACTAATGAGTCTGCCTTTCAGATTTCTTGCCTCATCGAGAAGCCCTTCCAGGTCACGGCCAACTTCTTTCCTCGTTTGAGCTCCGAGACCCAACACGGATTGAAGTTGCGCGATTTGTGATTTCTTGACTCGCGCACTTTCGTCACCAACCATGGAAATGTGTCGCGGAGATACTCCCCTCATTATGCGTGAAATATCGTCGAATACGTCAGTCACGCCGGTCCATTGCCAGTTATCGGATTCGCCATTCGTTATTCCCCTTGGCGGGGGGACCGTTCTTGTTCGAGCGCCGGGTGACTTATCAAGTTGCCGCGCTGCGAGAACTACCGGAGGTTTCTCACTCGGTTTTTCCTCTCTGCGAGCTAACTCCCGGTCTACTCTATTTTTAGCTAGCTTAATGATCTCCCTATCCTCAAATTTTTGGTTCGAGAGATCTTTCCGGAACCTAACTAGAAGATTCGTATCCCATGCTCCGTACAAGGAGTCGGGTTTGTTATCTTTTTGTTGCTGATCTCTAGCCGCGATTTGATTCAGTTCTTGCTTCAGAGCGGAAGGAACCGATTGTGGTTGTGCGACGGCTTTCTGGAAAATTTGCCCAGCGTTTTCTTCTGTCTTAGGTGCTGCAGCACCTCGTGCTGGAATCACGCCAGCCGCAACGAGGCGTCGCTTGAGTTCCCGTGCGTCTTCGCCTGCGCGAATGTTTCTGCCGAGTTCTTGGCGAAGTTCCTTCTTGATCTTCTCGAACTGAGCCGCGCCGCCGCGCTTTCCGCCTGCAGCAGCAGCACGGTAGAGTTCAACAACCCCGACTTGATCCGAGGCTTTGTTGAGAATGTTGTTTACAGTGGTTGGGAAGTTGAGCCGGCACGCTTTTGAATTGCTGATACAACCTGCTCCACACGCTTTACTGCGGCTGCATCTCTTTTTCACTGGCGGCTCTCCCGGTACTCTTCAAGTTTGGCTTCGAGTTCAGAAATGCGAGCTCCGACGGACTGAATTTGCTCGGAGTAAGAATCGTCCTGATTCATCGTCCGGTCGTAATCGTCCATTTGTTTGCAACCAAGATCAAGCGTGGCGAGCTTTGCGTCAAGCGCCTCTTTGGCTTTGATTAGGTTGTGCATTTCCTTCATCTGAGCTTGCAGGCCCTTGAAATTTCCACGCATACGCGAGGTACGCATCTCGTTTTGAAGAGAGTCGATGCGCAGATCGAGGGATCTTTCTTGCTCGGAAAGGCTGTCATACTCTCCGCCATCCCGAATGCTTTCCGGCAGAAGCTCGCCGAAACGGGAGTTGATCACAGATGTATTCTCGGGTTCTAGAACGGTTCCGCGAGCGTAATCTGTCGGTGTGTGGGAGTAATCGAGGATCTGGTGTCCCCGCTCCGAATAAATCAAGTAGGCTTGTTCAATAGCCTTTTCAGAAATGGCGTCTGTACGCATGTCGGGACGGAGGCTTTATGGATACTTTTACCCTATCAAGTGTTTTGAAGGGTGTTGCGACCGATTGTGTTGATAGCCTGCTGTCGAGCCGAGCTGCTAGCGTTCGGGTTCGCCAAAGCTGAAGCCGGTTGGGCAGGGGAGGGCGCTTGAACGTTTTTTGGGCGGGGCGATTGACTTGGTTTTACGGGTTTCGGACCCACTTTCTTTTCACCAGCGACTGAACCCCACTCAACAAGCACGGGCTTCCCGTTTTTGACGGCCCAGCCCATCTTCTTGCCGTTCACTGTCACCGGTTTGTTGCTTTTGACGTCGGAACCTTGCTTCTTAGCTTCGGCTTCCCCTTCTTCTTCCTGCTTTGTTTTCTTGCTGGAGTCGAAGTCTTTCTCACCCGTTCCACCACCAACTTTGCGACAGACGCCAAAAACCATCTTCTCGCCATCTCCGCAACCTTGGCCGTCCGCGAAGTCCCAGTCTACGATAGTGTAGTGAACACCTTCAATCAGGTGGTCAACGGAGGGGAAATTGAAATTGCTTTGCATGAGATTCACCACTTAACTTTGTTGGCCCAATATGCGGCGGAAGACGGTCCTTTCGCGATGTTTTTTGCGTGCCGCGCTTTGAAAGCTTCGCGTCGAGCCTTGTAAGACTCCGACTCACCTTCTTTCTTAGGGGAACCTTTGACGCCAGCTTGACCGAACCGAATCAACTTTTCCTGACCGTCGTAACACGCTTTGACAACATGGCTGTGTCCGCCTTGAGTGTCCGCCTGCGGTTTGTTGCAGGCTAAGTTTGCTTTTTCGGCGTAGTCCTGGTAAAACCGCTCAAGAACTCCCGCAAAGAAAGAACCCCACATCAACCTTCCTCGCCGAAACGAATGTAGTCGCCAACGCTTGCTAAGGCAACACCAGCGTTTGCAATTTTGGTTGCAGCCCACGGTGGAAGATTGTCTTCTGCATCGAGCATATCGAGCATAATTTCGATCTTCTCCAGAGCAACACGAAGCTGGGTAATGATCATTCCGCCGTTGTTCTCAGTGGATTGAAGAACCTCGGAATAAGTGGAGTCGTTGACAGAAGCGTGCATAGCAAGCTGACCGTTTTTATCGGCTGCCTTCTTGATCACTTCCATGCGGGGCATTCGAATCGGGGTTCCTTCATTCATTTGGGGGTTTTTTTCGTCGCCTTCGCCTGGTTCTTTCGGTAGGTAGTTCGGTGTCATTTCCGCAGTGGCAATGTCACCTTCACTGTGCTTACTATCGATCTTTACGCAGTTGGGAACCATTCTCCCACCTTTCTTCTTGAGACCATACGCCTTATAGCCAGACCAGCAGGCGTCTTTGAGATCATCTTTTGTACTTTCTTTGAAACCTAGCCCGTCAAGGCGATTCCAGTCATAATCTTCAAAGTTCATTTCATGACTCCGTGGTCTTCCAAATGATGAGTTCTTTCTGGATATCCTCGACTTTTTCCGTTAAGCGCAAGTGATCTTCCCGCAGAGTGTACTTGATTGGCAGGTCCGTTCTTAGGTTGTCAAGAACCCTTTCCATCTTCTCCATATGACGGATAATGGTTCCAAATCTGTCGTCAATGCGCTTACCGTTTCGTTCCAGAACCCACCCGATTCCAGACACGGTTGTTACGACTGACGCCACAATACTTAAGATTGTTACGGGTTCCATACTACTCCGGCAGACCAGATTGACCTGAGGCTAGACGGTCTTTTACGGACTGCGGCAAACCCGACTCCCAGCCGTGTTTCTTCGCGATACGAATGATGTTAGCCATGATTTGACGAGGGTTTTTTCCTCTGCCTACAGAAGACCATGCAGCGGCAACGTCCTCAGGGCTCGAGATTGGGAAGGACATTTCAGGCCCGGCGAACTCCCCCTTAACTCCCCCTTCTTTCAGTTCTTTGCGCTTCTCCGTGCTCCACTCACGGTACTCTGCATCTTTGCGCTTTTTATCGCGGCAAACGGGGCAGGTTCCTCCGCATTTGCATTCGGCCATTGCGAAAGGTTGCGGGATTGCAAGCAGCTCGGTGTCCTGGGAATCACCTTCGGCGAACCCATACTCGGCTTTCTTAAGCTCCTTGAAGGAGGCCATGCGAGACTTTTTGCGGTCGAAAATCTCTTTCATTGCTTTGTTGCCATCGCAATTTTCGTTGTAATCCCGGTTGACGAGGTTGGCACGTTTTTCGCGATTGGCAGCGTTCATTTTCAGAACACTTTCGTTGTGGTGAGACATCCCGCCAGTAATGTCGGGAGCCCACTTCTTGCCGGAGGCGTTCATTTCTTTCAACCTGTCCACGCTAATCGCATTTGAGGCGTTAATGTTACCGCCCACGCCAGGAAGCGAAACGTCGGAGAAGTCGAGACGGGATCCGTACATACAGGGGGTAGTGGCAATACTTTCCTTTTACCCTTTACGAAAGATTCTCGGACTCTTCAGTAGTTTTGCGACGGCGAGTCCCTTGCTCAACCACGGCACCGCCTGCAGGCGCGGCGGGAACTAACAAAGCCAGCAGAGTTGTCAACGCTAATTTGCTAGTCTCGGAGAAACTTGAATTTGCCTGGCTGCAGACGAGGTTCGTGCGCTCGGTTTCAGCCGAGCTGTTTGAGAGTTTGAAACAGTTGGCAAACTGCGCACCAGTAGATGCAAACTGAATCAAGAAAATGATAACGAGGCTGCGAATCAGAAAACGCCGCTCATTAAAATTATTCGTTGTCTTCGTCAGTAGACCCATCGTCTCCCTCCGTTCTAATTTCGTCAAGAATTTCATCGATAAGGGTATCAATCTCTTCTTCAGTGAGCTCCTCATCCTCGTCGGTCTCTTCCTCCTCGTAGTAGGATTCCGGTTGGAAGGGTTGTTTCAGATCGTCGTCGGGGCCTTTTCCGCTTGGGTATTTCCACAATCCTGTGTGGGCAAGCCACGGAGAAGTGTTTGAGATTTCGCCAGTGGGGAGACCTGTGAACGCATCAACGTCTTGATCCTCCGGAGTCATTAGACGAGATGCGTACGCATCGCGAAATGCTTCAACGGCGTCCATGTCGAAGTCGCCTCCAATTCTGTTGCTCATTTGTCAGTTGTTATAGAACTTTAATTATTTTACCCGCTCAGGCCGCCCCGTAAAACTGGTAATTCCCTTCGTCGTCCTCGTAAATAGTTCCCTCGTAAGGGTCTGTCCCCCTAACAATTGCCACGAGGTCTTTGTCGGTCCACCCCAACACTTTCTTCAGAACTTTTTTTGGTACCGTAGCTGCAATATCATCGTAGGCGGCGTTTTTGTCAACGTATTTCTGTAATTTCGGGTGCTCCATAACCCTTGCGATGGCCTCGTCAACTCTTGATGGTAATCCAGCCTTGGCGAATTCGCCGAGTGCTTCTTGCTTTCTCTTCTTTCCCGTATCCTTGGTCACACCCCCTGGCCCGTAAGTGTTATTTTTATGCCCGTATAGACTTGACTCGTACGCGTCAGCTTCTCTGCGTCTTTCCCTTTCACCGGGCGTCATATTCCCCCTGGTATCGCCCTTCTCAAAAGGTTCACGCGCACGACCGGCGGCGTTCGCTGCGAGTCGGTCATACATGTCTTTTCTTTCAGGTGTTTGATTCTTTCTCTGACGTGCCAGTTTCGCTGCTCTTTCCGCTACTTTGGCTGCTGCGCCTTTGGTGGATTCTACACCTTTGCGGCATTGCCCTCGCGTACCGTAGATAGACCCGTTAGGTCGCATACACCGTGTGAAGTCGTAACTCTCTCCTTCGGAGAAGTCTGCAGATTGTGTTTGTGAAACCATCTCCGAATACTTGAAGAGAGCTTCCTCTGAAAAAGAACCGAGCATAACACTAATGTAATCTGCTCAAGTTTTACCCTTAACGTTTCTTGATCTTGCCCGTGATATCTTGCCCCATCTTGCTATTCCCCATCAATTTCTCTTCGTACTCTTTCACTTGCTTCTTGACATCGGCCTTCATCATACCTTCCTGCAGCAGCTTTTCTTTCTTGGATTCTAAAATCTCTGGAGAATGCGGAGCATTCTTCTCTCGCTCTTTCTTTGCCTTCTCTTTGCCCTTCTGCATTGTTTTCGCAGTTTGCTCACGCTTGGCAAGTTCTTCCTTGTGAACAAGTTTTCCTTCTTTGTCAAATTTGTGATCCTTTGGAAGTTCCGGCGGAGTGTACTCCTGGTGAATTTCTTGTGCCAGACGATCAAGAAGGCGGTCGTAAGAGTCGCGCAGCCGCCTTCTGCAGACACCCGAAGCAGCCACAGTCATCGGGCCACAGGGAACCCTGTGCTGAGAAATTTCTTCGAGTGCGTTCATGTCAGGCTCCGGATCTTGGGCGAATGCGACCGTCGTTGTGGTGGTCGTAGTGAACCCCTTTCTTCTTTTCTTTGCGGGGGTTTGAATCTTGGCGGTTGGTTTCTCGCATCGACTGAACCATTGTGTCGCGCATATTTCGCAGTTGCTCTCGCGGGAGAGTGCAATGATCGCTGTCACGATAGGAACGATACCACCGGCAGACTTCCGACGGGTCGTCAGCTTGCAGCATCATATTCCATACCCCGAGTGCTTGAGCATCGGCCAGAGTTCCAGGCTTCAGTTTGGTTTCAATTTCTTGCCGCTCGGGGCGATTAAATCGAGTGTCTTTGCGCATGGTTTTACAAGAAAGAATCAAGGTTGGGTACAAACTCGTTCAGAAGGGATGCAAGGTCATCACCATAGTCTTTACTCTTTTGCCCCTGTAGACTTAGCCGTGCGGAGTTGTCGCCTCTTACGGCCGCTGCTTCGGAATCAGTTAAAATGCGAGCTTTCCGTAATTCTTCTAGTCGTTCTTTCAAGGATTCACGCTTAGCTGGGTCAACTGCGGAAAGTGCAATAAGAACAGCCGTACTTGGTTTAACATTAGTTCCGGGTAGCTTCGGAACCCCGTTGTTCATGAAGGCTGGTTTTCCACCTAGTCTGTGATCAAGATCTCGATCCTGGTGCTGCCAACCAACTCCAGCTGCGCGGACAAGGTAGCGAACTTTATCTCCATACGAGTCAACGAGTTTACGAGTGGTGGCCACACGTTCCTCGGGAGAAGTTGAACTCAAAGCATTTGCCAAGTCGGTTGGTGCTGCCCCCTTCTTTCCTTTGGTTGACTCGGACTCCTGCAAAGCGGGTTTGTATATTTCGTTATCGTAGCGGTCTTTACCCATTTTCCGATATTCTTCCAAATTCTTTTTCCAGGTGACGAAATTATCGTCGGCTCCCGCTTTCTGGTTGTTAGGTTGAGGTGCCGCCCACAAAAGGTTTCGCGGTTGGTCACCACCACCACCTTTCGCAAGGGCGTGAGCAAACGCAACCATATGCTCAGGCTCCGCGTTGCGAATATCGATGGGTCTTCCAGTGTATGGATCTAGGCCACCCTGCTCCATCCACCGTTTCACAAGGAAAATTCCACGTTCTCGTGAAGGTTTGTCGGTGAATGTCGGGTTTCCATTACTGTCGTCACCCCCATACATTACGGCGGTTCCTTTTACTGCCCCTGCTTTATCGATCGCGGACCGGACTTTCGAGGGAAGCATGTAATAGGCGGCTTGGGCAACCTCATCAGAAATTTCGTGTTTCAGGAAAGTGGACTTAATCAAGTCCCCCATTCCACCTTTCTGAGAAGGGTCAAACTTACCGTCAGATTTGAAAGATTTCTGATACGCTTGCTCCAGGGCTTCAAGTCTGCCGGGCTTAAGGGCGGCCTCAATGTCTTCAAAACTCATTTTGCGAACGATATTCCGGTCTTGGCCGGGAGTGATAATCGTGCTAACGAGAAGTTTTGCAACACCATCTGCTTCAGCATCGGAGGTTTTACCGGAGTCGAGTAAACTCTTAAACGTTGAGAATGCTTTTGTCTGAGACTGTTCCAGTTCTTTAACTTTTTCTACAACTTCTTCGGCGGTCTCTTCGGTAACTCGTCCGCCTTCCACCTGCTCCGAAAGAATCTTAGAAACTCTGCTTAAAGCTGCCCCAACAGAAGGGCTGAGGCCTACTAAACAGTCGTCATTGATGTGGATGCACGTTGCGTTACATTTCTTTCCAACCGAACATCTTTTCTGCTTCCCCCCAACAGCCTTTTCGTTTGCCTGTCGGATAGCAGAAGAAGTAGGTCCCTCTGATTTGGAGGAAGCCGCTGGTTTGCTAGGCAAAGGTGAAGATGCTCCTGTGATTCCTTGTTTTTGCCCAAGACGCTCCACAGTTGCGTCGTCCCCTTGCAGATTGCGAGAGTCTGCAAAGTCAAACCAGCGATACTTACTTCCCATTGCAATCAGTCTTCGTAACGGTCGAGAATGTGAGCGATAACGGAGTTACGAACGATGTCCTCTTTTGAGAACTCTACGATTCCAACTTCCGACAGGTGGCGCAGTCGGTGAATAGCGTCGACCAAACCATTTTCCCTTCGAAACACTTCCATATCGGTCTGCTTCGTGTCACCAATCAGAAGGATCTTCGAATCTTTGCCGACGCGAGTCAGGACGGTTTTGATTTGTGAAGGGAGGAAATTCTGAGCCTCATCAACAATGATGAAAGCCTCGTTGAGTGAGCGTCCCCGAATGTCTTCCAGGAGAACAGGCTCGATAATTTTCTTGTTCAGCAGGTACTCACTTGCACCGTGCGATCTCATGATGCAGGGCAAGTTGTCAAGAACAGGCGCAATCAGGGGTGCGATCTTCTCGGAAAGGTCTCCAGGCAGCGCTCCGCGCCCGCGCTGGAATTCAACACCCACGTCACTTCGAACGTAGTACACTTTGTTGAAATCGCCGGAGGCGACACCATACAATCCGTAATGCAACGCAATCAGCGTTTTCCCGGTTCCGGCACAGCCATGGGCGAGAGTAACAGTGTTTTTCTTGAGGGAATTCCACAGATCTTCTTGCCGCCAAGTCAGAAACTTGGGAGGCATGACATCCATTCCTTTGTGGTAGGATTGTTCTAGCATCTGGGCATTTTCAGCACGGCGAGCCTTGCGCTTTGTCTTTGAATCTAACATGTTTAAGGGAGTGATACAGTCGGTGGGTAGGTCATACACTTTGCTGCTTAACAGGATTACATCCTTATCACCCCCTTCAGAACGAATGGAACGAGTCATGGTTGGAAGGGCAACTCGTACAGTGAATTTTACCCCACTCTCAACGAACACAGGCTGGTGGGTAAAATCGAAATACATTGGTCATTCCCCTTTGAGATGTGACTGAAGATCAAACTACCGAATACAGCTTACTCTTCGGCGACGGCCTGAAATCTGCGGTTGTCCAAACTCAAGCTGTAGAGTTATGGGTGAACAACAAAGTTTACAGCCTCAATCTTGCGAAAGTACGGGTTAACAAAGTCGTAATGGCGATTTTACACAATCCCACCAATACAGTTGTCGGAACGGTTACAGGGGATGCCAGATACTCCCCGTACCTGAAGGGCAAATACTACTATTTAGGGGTCTTTATTCTACCGAACCACGGGGATAGACCTAAAATTCTAGAAAGAACCTTCAAACTTTTGCGTGATTTGAATCGGCCTTGCGTAAAAGGGGTGGCTGTTCTCCGAAAGAATGGTAAAATCTCGGACAAACTTCTAAAACGGTTTCAGTTTAAGCCCTCTCTCAAACTTGGTCTTTACTTCAGGGACTTTAGTGCAGCAGGTTAAGATGAAATTGCAAAGAAGCGTCAGGCTGTACGCCACTCTCTACGCGCTAAGCCATATTACCTTTGGCGTGTATTCCTACGTGTTCGGCTACACCTATATGCTGGCTGCCTTGTTCGTGGGACTGCTCAGCTTCAACATCGCCTCGTATGCGTTTATGCATAGGGCGGTGGCCCACAATCAGTTTCAATTTTCACGCCGTGTCAAGAAGTTTCTGTGCGATCTTTTCTCGATGTGCGGATTCGGAAGTCTTGCAGTGAGTTGCGCCGTTCATGTTGAACATCACAAGCACACCGATACGACTCTAGACCCTCACGATTTTCGCAGGATAGGGCTCGTGAGAACCGTTTTCAAGCGTTGGGACGAAACATTCTACCCGCCGGTGAAATCCTACGTCAGGTATCTGCGAGATCCAGAGATTTGCCTGCAGCATCGAAATAATGCTAATTTTTTCCTACTTTCCTCTCTGGTGTTCCCTTTCATACCAGTGGTTTCTTTCTGGATGCTGAACCTCATCTTCATTGTGAATCACTTAGGTGAGGGTGAAGGGGGCAGTGCTTTGAATCTCCCCCTGTTGTACCCCTTGATGTGGGGAGAAGAGTTTCATTCTGACCACCACCGTCACCCTGAACGAAAAAAGATGCACAAATTCGATCTTATTTACTGGGCAGCTTCTTCACTGGAGCGAGTTTAACTCTCAGTGAAGTCGCTCTGCGAAGTCATCGAATCCGCCTTTTCCGCCACACCATCGAGAGTACCGGTCGGTCGGCACGTTGTATTGTTTGTCCCTTGCTTTTGCCAAATACTGGTCAGCTATTGGCGAAGTTGCCAATACCACAGTGCCGTGTTCGGCACGCATAATCTCACTGTTAAAGTCAGTCGGATGAATAGCCATGGTAATCTGTTGTAAACAACAGCAACTTTTAGATTATAGAGTGGTGGTTACCAGATCACCACTCATTCGTAGCCGAGTCGTCCTCTTCCACCCCGTCTTCCGCTCACGAAAGGTGAACGAGCATCAACACCCATCGTTGAAGCGTCGTAGTCCGGGTCGTTAATTGCGGTGTCGCCCGAGAACAACTTCTGCCGTCCTGTGCGAATTTCCCCAAAGACGGACTTATCCCCGAGCCCATCGCGAAGTAAATCTCCTTTGAATCGCTTGTTTTGAATAATCGTGTCCTGCAGGTTACGATCAACAACGTCCATTTTCATTGCATAGTAAGTGAGCGCCCAAGCAAAAGCGTCCGTACTGTCGTCGTGACGGACAAACGGGAATGAGGTTAATTCCTTGATGAATGTGTCAGTCCAGTGCCCTTGAACCAGTTTAACCCGGCTGTTCTCCAGTAAAGGACAAACGGCCTGAAGTCTCGTAGTCTTCGACTTCAACGGCTTCATCTCTTCGATCGGAACTCTCGCTTCTTTTCGAAGAACTTGAATGAGAGAGTGCCCCGAAGCTGCTTTTTCGATACATAGAACTTTTGCCTGATAATATGTGTAGTTTTGCTTCACGGCTTCAACCAAGTCGGGGAAACCCCATCGACCTTTCACGATCTCCCGAATGTAGATCACAGTCGGATCTCGCATACTAATCCCAGCCACGCAAATCGCGGTTTCGTCCGCCATTTGTTTCTCGGAGAAAGCGCAGTCAGCCGCTAACCACACGACATCAAGTGGCGGGCAATCTTCTTCTTCGATAACCTCAATCCAACTGTTCTTGACAATCTGGCCTTCCGCAGCAACGGGAACGCCTTGGTAAAGCGCCGCAAATTTGAAGCTTCCCATAATCTTCTTCTGCGACTCAAGCATCGGCACAGAAAAAGTCGGATTGTCACCCCAATGCGAATCACCGATCTGCCGCTCAAGCGGGTCAGTGCGCGGGTCTTCGCAAAGTCCTGCGATATTGATCCAACGCCAACCAAACGGGTTGTGAACTTCGTCGTAAAGGCCGTCGCCTTCCATCAGAACGCCATGCAAATCTTTCTCGTGGAAGCGAGTTGCGATAACCATCTGGCAGTAGTGGTTGGTTCTTCGGGTGGACGCCTGCTCTTGCCACCAAGATTCAAGGTTGTCGAGTGCTTGTTTAGAGTCCGAAGATTTGAGCGGGTCGTCAATCACCATGGCGCCAACGCCAGGGCTGTCCATATCTGTTGTTCCGGCGGTGAAACCGGTTAGAACCCCGCCAACGGAAGTGGCAAGAATGTAACCGCCGCCGACCATGTCATACTTTGAGTCCGGTGAGAATCCAAGCCACTCAGGGAACACCCGCTTGAACTCCTTCGACTTCATCATGTGAACTACTTCACGGTGAAATTTGAAGGAGAGGGACGCACCGTAAGAGGCAATGACGTGTTGTGTCCTTTGGTCTCGCCCGAGAAGCCATGCTAGGAACATGGTCGCAAGCATTGACTTCCCCGATCGTGGCGGGCAGGAAACAATCAATCGCTTGTACCTTCGCGTAGCAAGGTCTTCAAACGCTGAGCCGATCAGTTCATGAAACGGGGCAACCTGCAGGTCGCCGTGCTTCATAATGTCGCAAAAAGCAAGAAAACAATCGCGAGCAGCTTTGTACCGAAAATCCTGAATCACCATGCGTGGTGCTTCCATAAGCGTCAGTTCACGTATGCCTCGCTGGTATTTTCTCCACGAGCTGTGTTCTTCGAGCTGGCTGGCTTTCGTGATTACGGGACGCATATCAATCCCCCGTCAGTTTTTTCAGAAGCTCCCCAACTTTTCCGTCGTACGCAACAGCTAATTCCTGCTCGCTTTTTGAATCAACTTGGGTCAGGGCAACGATGTCCGAAGTAATTTCTCTGTGCGCTTTGATCGCACTGTTGAAGATGGAAACGAGGTCGCGAGTGGAGCACTCTTCCATCTGGTTGGCAAGCTGATCCAGAGCGTCTTTCGCCACAAGAAGGGTGTCTTGAGCCAGAATCTCTTTCTGCTTGATAATGTCTTCGCGTGATTTAGCCATCAGTAAAGCCTCTTTCTACATTTGGAGCAACCACCTCTCGGTGGCGGGGGATTCCCCTTGTATGACACGATCTTTTGCAAGATCTTCTTTGCTTCTTCCATGTCGCCGCGCTGCACGGCGATGTGGTAACTGTTCCAAAGTTCTTGTGATGAGTCCATTAACAAGGGGCGATGGGACCGGGATTGCCTTCACAGGGAACGCAACCTAACTTCCACAGTGAGTTGATAGAGGCGAGCTGGAATGTATCTTCCAGAATCCACCCTTTCCCTTGAGGAGATTTAGCCACAAAGTAGTACCTTCCCTTCGGGGTCTGAATGAACGTCTCGGGGACAATTCCGATCACGGAACCGCCCTCGAGGTACAGTTGTTTTGCCTCCGGGTTCAGCGGGTCGATGTTCAAGAAGGTGTACGCTCCGGTAATGACCGCAAACTCACCTACGTTCATGCCTGTGAACCACTCAGCATATTTTGAAGCCCGGTCGGAAATCGGATCGGCTTTGCCTGCGACGTCATTCCACAGCTCGATCGCGTACCGCGCCAAAAACTTTCCGGTCGGCGAGTAGAAAACTTCCTCAATCGGTTCCGAGGTCTCGGCGTCCCAGACGGTCACAACTAACCTGCCATCTTCAGTATAGCTGTTGTTGCTCAAAAGATAAATCGGTTGGTTGAGTGGATCTGGGAGGAATACCGTGTCCGGGTCGCAAACAAACACCCAGTTTCCTGACGAAGTCGCAGGATTGCTCCAACGAACACCGTACGGGGCGGAATAGTCTTCCAGGGGTAACTTGATTCCCGTGTACCACGGAACGTAAATCTCTCCGCTTGCAGTGTCAACAACTCCGGCCAGGGGAAGGCGCGTTTCAACGTTCGGTCCCGGAAAGATTTGCCGGCAATCGCCACGTTGAACGCAAGGGTCAAGGGCAACATACGGCAGCGTTTCCTCAATCGTGAGAACGTAAGTTTGAGTGTAGGTGTACTGAGATTCGGGACTGATGCCAGTGAACAGTTCGTTTTGACACGTGAAAGGTTCGATCGTCTGCACTGACGCACCGGACGGAACACTGCCGTTTATCGTGTTGAAAGCGCCTGCAAGAAGTTGAGTGGCGAAATCGTGACCCGAGGAGGTGAGATAGTTTTGGCAGGAGAAGTTCAGCTCGAAGCTCATACTCCGCTCGAAAACCATCGGAATGCGATTCTTGACTGTGTTTGAAGAACCCGTGTAACGCACGACGATGTTGTTAGTTTGCTGCACCACTCCCTCGTTTTCGATCGCGTCTGCGAGGCGAAGAACATTCACGCTGATTGGAATCAGGGGGGAGGCAACAAGAGCATCAACAATGAACTGCTCGATACGACTGATTGTATTCAATTCCATGGTTTACGGGAAATTCGTGTTTGAGCCGTCGATATACCAGCCGCCAGCATCGTTCGGTTCAGCAATCTGCAGCGTTCCGCCCAACTCCAGGAAATTGTTGGCCGTAATCCAGTTCGGGAAGTCGTTATTCTGCCCGATTGCGCCCCAACCGAAGCGGTAATCCGGGGCCTGGTCTCCAGCGGTGTCGGTTGTCCAGCCTGAAAGACCTTTGCCAGAAACCGAGTTGTAACGTTGAGGAATGCGCCAGGACCGCATAATTCCCTGAGGCGTATCAATGGCGGAGTCCCCATTTCCTGCGCGAATCGCAGTCATTCCCATCTCGGCCTGCATCTGCTTCAGAGCGGCGTCGTAATCCTTGTAGACGTCTTCTCTGCGGCGAACCGTGTCGAGGTAGTAACGGGCGATTGTGAGTGCGGTGCGGCGGCGATTGCTTGTGATTAGCACCATGCCAGCCTTACCCGACTGCTCAATATACGAGTCAATCAGAGAGTTGGCGTCTTGAATCGCCATGTGCAGCTTCGCCACATTCACTGTCGTGGCTGCTGCGTCATCAATGTTTGTTAGCTGAATGGCTTCTTTGAGGCCGAACGCGATAATGAAGTCGTCGGGTGAGGCACTCCTTGGGTCGGTCTTGTTGTTTGTGAGTACGCCGGAACGGTTCTGGTAAGGGAAACCGTATCCGCCGATGGTTTGGCCCAGGTTAGACTGAACTCGAGAGCCATCGGTTGTTTCATCCGGTGCAAGAGTGTTTCTCGCTGCAACGCGATAAAAAGCGCGAGAGGCATTGCGTTTCTTGACAACGTCGTTCGCCGTAGGGGGAATCGGCCCGCGCAGGCAAAGGTTGAGGTCAAGAGGCGGCTCGTAGGAAACGAATGCTTGGTCCCAGGGAGTTAGAGTGCTGTCCAACCCAAGAGACACCATCGTGTCCGAAGAATAGATCAGGGTTTCCACCCCGTACTGCCCGTAGTTGACGGTAAAGGAAGTAAGCGGAACCGGAACATTTGTGTCCAGTGGCGCGTCAAAGTACAGAACAACCGTCGTCGGTGTCGAAACTAGAATTTCCTTGATCTTAGGCGCAGCCATCAGCTTCCTCAGCTATAAAGATTGGTACGAGGGTCGTTGGAGAACGGGTGGAAGTACTCACTCACCCAGAACGAATAAGCGTCTTGTGGAACTTGAATGACGTAACCGTCCAACTCCCGGTATTTGCAATTTCGAAGGTAATTCGAAGCCAACCGGAGCGGCCACTCGTCCCTCCAGTTCACCTCCCAGGAGTCGATTGTAACAAGAAAACCTTCGATCGTGTAGTCGATTCGAGCAACGATTGAACCGCCGCGCTGCTCATCGTCAGCGTAAGGCGGATTGCTATAGTCGAAAGTTTCTGAGACTCGATCGAAAATCTCACCGTCCCACTTCACCAATAGGTATCGTAACTCACTCGGAGGATCTTCAAAGTAAAGAAAATCCTGAAAGAGCCAAGTGGGCGATTGAATTCCGGGACGACGAATTGCCATAGTTCAAGAGGGAGGTTTGTACCAGGTGGCTTTTCCGCCGTAGGGGTTTGGGCGAGGAGAAGTTCCGTAAGCAGAGTTTTTGCTCATTTCCTTTGCCGAAGTGGGGAAAACAAAGTCCCAAATGGATTGCTCCTTGACAGGCTGTTCTGCGTCGCCACGGCTGTCGTTTGGCTGAGTTCCATCGTTTTCGCCTGCGTGACCATGTGCTAAGTCAACGTGGCGGACCCAGATATAGCTGCCGTTTCGTTTCAGACAGACACACAACCAGTCGGAGCTCATTGGCCCCCCTTCTTCAATCACGGTGCAACCGTGGTTTTCTTTGGATGCGGGCGGAAGGCTTCCTGCGGGGTATACCGGCAGCCGAATCATCGTGCTGTTGTCCGGCATCTTGAGGTTTTTCTCTGCCTTTGAAGTCAGAAGTTGGGGGTCGTACAAGACATCTTGGAGGATGGCGTACTGGTACTCTCCGCTTGACGGTACGATGTTTACACGCTTTCCGACCAATCCTTTCGGTTGTTTCCCCTTGAACGCAGGGGAAGTGTCAATCCAGTGTGATGGTTTGGCTTGTTGGCCTTCGCGCTCGGCGGAAAACTCTCCGGTGGCACCAGAGATTTGGGGAATTTCGATGTTGTGGTCGTCAAAGATGACCTTCACTCTTCCCCGATCCAGCGGATCGTTGATATCCACAATCGTTCCACGAAGCGTTCCCCGAGGCAGTCCAGCAAACTTCATGTTCGCCTCAGTTGCATTGAGCATTGCAACAAACTGGCTTACAAATTCAGAAGCTCTGAGTTTGGGCTGGTGCATTCTCAAATGTCCTTACGAAACTGTGAAAATTTCGGTAAGTTTCGGGGATGGCGTTTGGGTGGAACGGGTGCAACCGGCGGAGAAATCGTTCGACCTGTTGGTTTCGGCTCCAAAGGTTCTTTTACCGTTTCAACTACTTCAACTGTTTCCAAAGGAGTTTCAACCGTTTCTTCCAGGCTAAATGTTGATTCGTCTTCCATAGTTTCAATTGTACTCGGTTCGATCTGCGAAGGTGTTTTGCGTCGTCTAGGGGCCATCTGTGGGTTGAAGACTGTTTAGTTTTACCCGCTCACAGTCTAGGGCTCAGTCAAAGAAACCACTAGGGGGAGGGCCACCTATAAGCCAATTTCCAGGCTGATCGGTATAACCTGTGATGTATGGGGGGGGATCTGTTACTGGCCCGGTCCACGGGTAGTTTAAGCCGAAGAATGAGTAGTTCGGGTTGGATAGTGTGGATACAAGGGGTTCGTTTAGATGCCACATTTTCCTCCCTTGATTTGGGGGAACGGGAGGAATAGGGTCAAAAGTGAAAGCAGCAGCGACCCTTGTGTAACTGGCCTGTATAGAAACGTTTACAACACCCTCGCTAGTGTTTCCGGCGAGGTCTGTAACACGGAATTGGAATGGTTCACTCACACCGGTGTAGTAAGGAGGGGTGTAAGGGCTGAGGTTAAGGACTATCGGGTTGGTTAAATCAACAATGTACTCAAAATCCCCGTTTGAACTCAAGGTGAATATACCGTAGGACCCAATGGAATCACTGATAAGCTCAAAAATTTGGTAGTCCGGTCCCCCAGCACCCACAACAGGCGGCACGGAAACCACCGGAAGAGTCGGGTTGGGTCCAGGGGTGTTAACTTCTCCGGTCAGCAGGTTTCCACCGATGGTTCCAAGAATGCTTCGAATATAGATAGTCTGCTGTATTGCAACAGGGAGTATATCCTCGTAGATAGTTCCAACCACCGGGTTGGTCGTTACCGGCGTGTACCCGGAGCCCGAAACCAAGGTAATTTCAACAGTTTCGCTGGATACGATCGAGGCGGCTGGGTCTGGGTCAATCGTAATTTGACCAGTGGTTTGCCCTGCAGGAATGAGAATGCTTCCGCTGGTTGGCGAGAAAGAAGCGGCGCCAGACTGAGTGTAGTCCGTTCCAAGAGTCGCCGTCCCCCCAACGTTGAAATTAACAGTTAGAGGGTTAGCTGTTGACCCGGTCCGCGTGAAGCTGAAAATAATGTTGGTTGCCCCGGTATTAACGACTGCGGTAGGCGAGGCAGTTAATGTGATTAGTGCTTCTGCCGGAGGCGGGCAATAGTTGTATTCAATGGTCCAGGATTTGCCAATTAGATTATCGTAAGCGGCAGTGGCAAGAGCAGTCCACTCCCCGAAGCAGGCGTTGGTCCCTCCAGCAACAGTACACGTACCGTTCACTACCCCGCTGGTGTCGAGGGAAACAAAGATATTTTCGATACTTTCGGGGGTCAGCGCACAAACTTCCCAAGCTCGACTGAAATTGCCGGTGAGTGACGAGTCAAACATGTTCGGCGGGAAGTCGGCTAAACTTACGCAACCTAACCAGGTACCGGAAAAGTTGGTTCCTTGACTCAAATTCAAAGACGGGAACGAAGTTAATCCGCTGCACTGCTCCCAAGTTGACTGGAAATTAGTGCCCTTACTTGTGTCTAGTGGCGGGAACGAAGTCAACCCGCCGCACAGCGCCCAAGTGGCAAAAAAATTAGTGCCTTGACTTGTGTCCAATAGCGGAAAGGATGTTAAACTACTGCAGTCGGCCCAAGCGACCGCAAAGTCAGTGCCTTGACTTGTGTTTAACAGGGGGAATGAAGTGAGGTTTGAGCAATACGCCCAAGCGCCCGCAAAGTTAGTGCCTTGACTTGTGTTTAACAGGGGGAATGAAGTGAGGTTTGAGCAATACGCCCAAGTGCCGATGAAATTTGTCCCTTGGCTTGTGTTTAACAGCGGGAAAGAAACTAACCCACTACACTCGAACCACGCAGCTTGGAAATTAGTGCCTTGACCCGTATTCAACAGGGGGAAAGAGGTTAGGCTGGAGCAACCGGACCATGTTTCCGTGAAAGTAACACCCGACTCAATAGTGGTAGGTGGAAAACTTGTCAAACTGCTGCAATTTTTCCATGTTCGATCAAACAAAGTTGCCTTCAAGTACAAATTGTCCTGAAAACTTGTAAGACTCGAACAACCCTCCCACGTTCGTACCAACTCGGTTGCGTCTCGCAACTGGTCGTACAGGTAAAGCTCAGCGATAATCGCCATTGAAGAGCAATTAGCCCAAGTGTAATCGAAATTGAGCCCCGAGCTGAAATCTTTGGGTGGGAAGCTTACTATGGAGGTGCAGCTCGCCCAACCGTAGGATAAATCTACCAATCCGGCAGTGTCTGCATTAGGGTCACAGTTGAAGTTTGGCATGACTACTCCGGGTTAGCTACGGGGAAGGAAGTTAGACTGCTGCAGTTTAACCAAGTGGCTTCAAAGGTGGGCGAGTCTATGGGAGGCGGTGTCGGCAAGATTGTTACGGTGATTGGCTCTCCGGGTCCGGAAGGCTCGGCAGGGCAATCCGGCGTGATATAAAGAGTTTGCGGTTGCGTTTCAGCAAACCTCCACGCTGCTTCCTGCTGAACGTCGAAGAAACCGTCCTCCGCAGCGGACGCATCGGCCACAAAGTATGCGTAACCGATCTTGTAGTTGTTTGCATCTACATCGTAAGTCTTTGACGGATTGTCGCAGGTTGGGGGGAACTTGTAAATGCTTGCGTCCCAGACTGGCGCTTCAATTAACTCTACTGCCCCATCCAAAAGGTCATTCACATAGTACCCTGAAAGGAAACTGCATGCGCTGATGTTCAAGTAAACACCTTGCCAGTTACCGAAACCTTCTTTGGAGAAGTCTACGAGTCGGTTGTGAAGAGGGTCATACTCCACAAACTGCGCTTCCGTGAAATCGTCGTAGTCAATATCGACGATCGGGCGAACCGAAGCATTTGTATAGGACGCATCCACAAACGAGAAATCGTCGTACAGAACGGTAGAGTAGAAGTAAGGCTCAGAATACACATAGGTGTAGTCCGTTCTATCGCCCCGCAGGGAAACTTCTTCGTAAATTTCCGGAAGGCTCGCAGGTGGCGGGCAATCCATTCTCTCCGGCTCGATGTTGCTACCGAAGTAAGCGAAATCTTCGCAAACCAGGGCAGTCTTCTGCCACAGTGCTTCATTGCGACCGTAATCGAGAGGGAGACGAACGAAGAAACGTTGCCAGTTATCGAGAGCTGGCCCGTTGTTGAGGTCCGCCACCAGTGGGTTCGGGTAAGTCCCCCGCGCAATCAAACTCTCTGAGTCTGAGCTTTGAAGATGCTGGGTCTTCCACAACCTTAGCGGGGTTTCAGCGTCGTACACATTGGGCGACATCTTGTAAATCACACCGCTGAAAACCAACGACGAGATGTCCAGACGATACGAAGAGGTTAGTGAGTCAGAGATTTCAATCCGGGGGAATTGTGTTTTTCCTTGAAGGTTGAAAGCTCGGTATGTGAAACTGTAAAAACCTACCGCTGTTGTGGTTTCGTAGGAAATGTTGTAGTCTGTTGTTACGAGGCTTTGCCCGTTCTCGAGCAAGTTCCCATCGCAATAGAAACGCACTGTACTCGGGTTATAGGTGCTCGGCGGAGACGAAAGTGCCACGTTGTCATTCAAGGGGGTCCAGCCACTTTCAAGCAAAATCTGAGCATTACGTGCTCCTACGTTCGCTTCAGCGTAATCCCACCACAGTTCGCCTTCCAGCGGACCATCATAAAGAGAACTGTCCGCAATAAACTTCAAGATTGAGTCTGGAAACAAGGTCCAGTCAAAGTTATTTTCTTCCTTGCACAGGATTGTTTGGTATTGCCCTGAGACCACAAACTCTAAATTGTTGACCGAGTAGTTTGAAGTGGACGGCGAAAGCCCATCTGAGTTGTAAACGTAGGTCGGCACATTTAACGGTATACCTTGGCTCGCCGCAGAGAAGTCAAACTCGTTCTGAAATAGGAAACGAATCGGAACCCAGTACTGCGTTCCGGGCTGAGGGTACAGGTACAAACTACCAGGACCAGGGAATCCCCCTTCAATGCCTAGAATGTTCGCCGAGTCGGTCAAACCTTGTATGTCAACAATGACGATGCAAGTCGTATTTTCTGGCACCAGGCTGTAGCCTGACAAAAAGGAATCGACATCCGGAAACACAAAGTCAGGGATCAACTCTTGCTCAGGTGCTTCTCTGTAGGTGACTTCCACCCAAAATGGGCAATCACCTTCTTGCTTCACTTGGACCGCGAGTTTTCCTGTGGAACTGTTCCACCAAAGTTTCCCTGGCGGCAGATCGCCTGGAATACCTGCATCAACTTCAGCCCGCTGTGCATAAACCCGGTCTACCAGATCGTTGAACTCCAGACTTCTCTCAAGAGTGGGGAAATATAGAGACTTTTCTTCGTCGTACCCGTGAATGGAAAGACTGTCGAAAGCCAAGTTGAACGGCAGCGCACCGCCTTTGTTTCCCCACGCTCCGCGGAAATTCTCAAGGCTGCAAGACCCTCCCCAATCAGACGGGTCAACCCAACTTTGAATCTTAACTTCAAGGCTATAGCCGTCTGTCGACAGAAATGCGGTAACTCCTATAGAAGTCGGGGTCAGATTGGCCGGCAACCTAAGCACCCAGCGCTCAATCGTTTCGTCGTACTCGGGGGCGATATCTACACTCAGAGAACTGCTGTACGACAGGAACACAGGTTTGTCAAACGCATACACAGATCCCGCGAACAAGATGGGGAAAAGGTAAGGAAAAAGTTCGCCGGTGTCGTAACTCGGGAACAAAATAAGTTTCCCAATAGTTGGAGGCGGAACATCGAACAAAGTCGGGCCATCAAACAAAATCCCTGCGGGACTAGAGGATAGTTCTTCCTTACAGTGGAAAGAATTATCTCCAGCAACTCCGATGCTCGGACGAAGAAACGGTGCTGGTCTTGCGCCAGGAACGTCAATTCGCAGCTGAACATTGCTGTTGATCTTTGTGAAGAATGTGTCGTCTACTTCCCCAAAGTTTAGAAGCATTCTGCCGGAAGTTTCCGAGAGCGACTGAATGGTGTAACTGTCGGTGTCAAGGTATGCCGTCTGCCCTGCGGAAATTCGGTCGTCTCTTTCAATCTCAACAACTGCAACATTCGGTGCGGAAAAATCTTCAATATTGTCCCAAGTTCTGACAGAGAAGACACGAGGAAGAACGAAATTGTTGTATACTCCGAACGTTCCCCCCAGAAGTTGCCTTTTCTGAGAAACGGTTTCAGGGAGATTTGTCCAGTAGTTGCTTCCGCTCCAGCCCAGCATTTGCGCCAGGAAGTCCAGTTGCCCGTTTACTCGTGACTTGGCAAGGTCAACCTGAGTGGTTTGCTCGGGTGACAGATACTTGTTAGTGAAATTCCGAAGCTCAAATTCGCTTGGACTAAAACTAGGATTTGCTTCTGTCATTTAAGTTAGTTCCACACCGTAAAGTTCAAGAGACAGATATTCTTGGCTCATGCAGACGACCGGGTTCATCCACAAAACAGAATACCCTGAGAATTGTTCATAGAAGTCGATGAGTTCTTCATCGAAAGGCTTCGTCAACCAGTCCGCAACGGGTTTGTATTCGCGGTGAATGATTGGTCGAATATCCTGTATGTCTTGCAACAGATAGTCTGAGCCAACATCTATGAACGCAAGGTTGCAGTAGGTTACGGGAATTTCTTCCCCGTCAGTGTTTGTAACTGTGTTTGGAACAGCGTTCTCAGGGTAGATTGAAAGCGCACAACGCGAAGAAGCTCCAGCTTTCTTCGTCATCTTGGTAACTATCCCTGACACAGTGATCGTCTGAATTTTCATGTTCAGATCGGTGAAATCCACTCTCCACCCGGTTTGAAAACTAGGTGAAGGGATAAGAAACTCGAAGTATTGACTAGTTTCGTCCAGACTCACAGAAGCTGTGACAACTTCTTGTGGACCGCTGCTCAGAACATAGCTCAACGTTGCGCTTCCAGAAAAGCTCGAACCTGACGGGCACCGCAAAACAACCTTTGAAAAAGCCGAAGGTAGGTCATCGCCACTAACCCACTCCAGGAAAGTGGAAGTGGGCTGAGTTGAAGGCGGGAAGTAGCTGTCCTGATTCGACCAAAAGGTGTCTGAGCTTAGGAAAGCGTTCAGAGCAGGGTATCTCCAACCGATAACCGAATCGGTGCTCGATGTGATCAGCAACTTGGTTCCAGTTAACAAATAGTCGTTAACTTGGTAAAGATGTTCAACTGGGCTGTCGTCGTAGCTAAGCTGATAAGCAACAAGATAGCGACCGCTGTCGAAATCCAACTCCTGCAGATTGAGAATGGTCGGAGGGACTGCGATCGTCCCATACTTCCACACAACCTGACCCGACTTGACAATCAAGTTTTCAAAAGTTGCAGAAGCAACCACCTCAAGGGAAGTAGGTCCGAAGATGCCTTCTCCCCACGGGATGAAAACATACCCTACATCTTGAACTGTGTCAAGTTGAATAGCAGTGTTTGACGCAGGAATTATGTCAAAGAAGTTGACCTGATAGGTCTCACTTACAGCGGGCAAGCGTCTGTAAATCGGCCTTCCCCCTGGAATCCATTCGGTTTCCCTGGTTCTCAGGTTCTTAACCTCGATTGACTGATCAGACAAGGTGCTAATAGTCCTACCTTGCGTGCTCGTCTGAATGGTTTGAACCCCACCGTCAATGGGAATAAGCTGTTGACTCATAGTCCCATAGTCCCGTTTCTATAGTTCGGCGGCGAATAGGGGTAGGTTGTTCCAGTGAACCAGGAAAGCTGCGGAACTTCCGTCGAAGTGGAAGCATTCTCCCAAACGTACAGGTAGGGAGCCGAAGCGTTACTGAACCTGCCACCATTCTTAGGAATCAACGTAATGCTTGCGATGCCAAGTTTGATCGCCGATATATCCCGACCAAACTGAGATTTGATCTGCTCGTCGCAAGTGTAAGCATTCACGTACCGGAGAAGGTTACCTTCGTACTCTTCGATTCTGGTTGTGTTGACGACAGTGGTGTTCGTCCAGTCGGTAACGGTTGGCACTGGCGAGAAAGCTCGCATGACTCGATACAAGTTTCTACCATCCTCCGAAACAATCGTATCCTCGGAATAGAGCGAGTAGTCCGGGTTGAAGTAAGGAATGTACGGCAGAGTCAAGAGGGCGCTGTCAGCGACATCAGCCGAGGGCACAAACACTTGGTTCTCAAAGTAGACTGAAAAGTCAAACAGAGGTGTTACGTTCGTCGTCGCAGTGTAGGATAAAATCTGACTACCTTGTCTGAAGAATGTGGTGTCACCCTTGAAGAACCGGAACATTCTTTGCGGAGTTTTAACCGTGCCGTTGTTAATAGACTCAGCAAGTGAAACTACCTGAGAAGGCGTGTAAGCCAACGGTAAAACGAGGTTTTGATCCAGTAGATCATTGATCAGAGTGCTGTCCGGCGTGAAGTACTGAGTTGCTACAAAATACTGCGGTGCTGACACACTCGATTCTTTGTACTCCAGGTAGGTTCCCACCGGGAAACGGGGTTTGTACTTGTATACTGGCAAACCGAGGTCTGCATTTTGAACCACGATTTCTTGGATGATGCCGAGCTCAACAAGTAGGTCGAAGTATTCTTTGACCGCTAAGTCGTTTGGCTCGTACACAAATCCCTGCAAAACGTAGGCAAATTTGTTCACGCCACCCTTCAAAGGGTCCACGTAGTTGTAGTAAGGGTCTGCCACCGCATTCGGTCCGGATCCGATTTGAGGAGTGGTAACCCACGTTCCAGACAAATACGAGTTTCCGGGAACCAGGGAGTCGGGAACCACCGAACTTCCTAAAAGACCTGCGGAAAGTGCGCTTGTTGTGATATTTGAGGGAGCCTCGAGAGTGAAGTTTTGATCAACAACCCAAACCAAACTTCCGATTCTTGGGACTGTGACCGCTGTGACAGGGATACTAAAACCAGCGCCAACTCCACTGTTGCCAAGGTTTGAGTCATCTGCTGTTAAAATCGACCCTGGCGTATAACCTTCACCTGGGAAGATAAGCGCCACGTCTGTCACAACGCCGCCGGAAACCGTGATGTTTGCTGTTGCCCCCCCACCGAATCCGGTGGTGTTAACAAAAGGAACATTCGTATAATTTCCGTCTGTGTATCCCAAACCAGGAGTAATTGTCCCTAAGGCGGAAATGGGACCGATCAAGAGTTCTTGGGGCGTTTCGGGAACGAATTGACCGTCGCCTGGAACATAATCGTATTCTACTATCTCAGGGTCGTAAAAACTGCCAAAACCGCTTACGTAACTGTTTCCAACCACCCACGGTGAGTAGGTTTTCTCTCCGGATATCTTGCCTCCAGCCGCAATGAGAAGGGGAATTTCTGCTAAGGAGCCGATGTTGATGTTGTCAAGGATCACACGGAGTTTTCCGTCACCACCGCTCGCTGGGCTCCAGTAAACAACGTCACCTTGGTTGTAACTTCCCGCTTGCAGAAGTTCAATTTGCCTCATGACCAGATTTCCGTAAATCGTCTGATCTTTCTTTTCGGCAGAGTACGGAGTGAAAGAGGCAAGGACTGGATAATAAGACGTTGTTGGAATCGTCTCAAGAACCAGATCGTTTTGATTCAGAAGTTGCTCAGATGGGTCAAAAGCGTAGACCTGCGTATAAAGCGCAGCAGAAGGTCCGAGTTGTGGCGGAGTGTTGTATGCCTTTGCGGTCACAATTCGTGGGTTAACGTACCGGGTGTCCGCGTCAAACGTTGCGTAGAAAGCGGAATCAACGTCGCTTACGCTCGGATCGGTAGAGGAAGGAAAAACGTTGCCGGGCTGAAGCAACTGGAAAAGCCTGTCCCGGAAGTTCAACGAGGAGTTCCGTAGATTCACTCCGAAAGAACTGTTGGCATCCACTTCCAGGGTAATGTCGTATTGAACCTGGCTAAGTGTTAGAGGGTACAGGTGCCCCGTTGTTCCGATCGGAACAGAGAAGTTCACGACATTCTGACCTCTGCTGAGTTGTTCCTCAGTCAGTTCAACACCGCCAGGACCAAGAACGAAGAATGATACTTGGCCGCTTGGCAGAATGTAGTCGGTTAAGTAATTATACGAGAATTCAGAGCCTCTGTTGGGTTGCACCGATGTTTGAGTCCCTACTCCGTAAAAGTCGATGAAGAAGTCCTGCCAATCTTGCGCGCTTACAGGGTTCTTTCGACGGATTAACGTGAAGAAACGTTCCTGAACTTCCTGGTAAGTTTCAACGTCCGATCCGCCGGTTGCGGGCTCGGGATTTATTGCACTCAAACCCGCGACGTTTATCGCTGAAGAGCCGACGATCGAGTTCGCAGGCACGTTGTAAAGCGACCCGACAAACTCTGAGAACACCGGCACGTAAATAACCGTCTCTCCTGGCGAGAAAGTGTAATTCTCAGCAGTCAGGAAAGAATAAACTTGGCCGCCGGTGATGTTCGGGTCAGTTGTGAACGAAGAGCCGGAGGGAATTGTGACGGGGCTGTTTGAAGGTGGTATTGTAAGTACGAGACGAGCGAGAGACGCAGTTCCAAGGCGTCTCATCGCACCCAGGAAAGGACCAATCCACTCAAGCAGAATCTTTTCTGGCAGCTGGTTCGCCCAAAAGAGAAACTCACCCTGCGCGAAAACCTGCCCTTCCAGCAAAGCAGCCAGAGGGTTTCCAGAGCTGAAGTCGTTTAACGTTTGGTTAGAGGCTTGATATACTCTTTGTGAAGCAGCTTGAACAAGCTCTGCTTCATTTCGAGGGTCAATCGAAACTGACGGTAATGGTGCGTATCTAGGCATTTATCAGCCTCAGCAGGGTTCGCAAATCGTTTCGCTGGCGTTAGGTGCCGGTGCAGAGTAGTTGTTGCAGGGGCAAGGATCTCCCGCCGAGTTCTCAAGGTAGTAGAAGCCGTTATCAATCACCAAAGTGTCCAACAAGTACTCAATCTGCTCTTTGAGAACGAGTTTTGTGATCAAGTCCTCAAGTTGAAGAGCGTCGAACCTTTGTGGGATCGTGGAGGGGTTGATCCCAGCAGCGAAGTTATATTTGTCGTTGGTGGTATAGCTTTTCGGTGCGTTTTCAATTACGTTCTCTGGGTTGGTCTTTCCGTCCGCATAACCAAAATTCCAAACACCCGTGACAACCTTAGTGCCAGAAATTGCTAGCCCGCTAACGAATTGGTCCCCTTCCAGGTTTGGTTGAGGGGTGCTTAAAGTGACGTATCTTGAGTCAAGCCCGTTCGGGCCAGCCGTGATGAACGAGTTTAGACCAAGTGGGGGGTAGTGCCAATCGAGATCTTGACCATCGAACGTAATTTGCTTAGCACCGTTAAGCCACTGGCTTGTAACGATTACACCACTAGAAAAAGTTGTCTTCATGAATCCCTACGGATTGCCTTCTTGAATTGGTTTTACCCTACAAAAAATCCCCAGCCGAAGCCGGGGATAAGTAACTCTGAACCCGAGGATCAGGTTCTCTCCCAGTAGTTAACTGTGAACGAGCACTCGATCGTCTGAACGTTTCCGCTCTCACGGTCAACGTCAGCGGTTGAGACTGACTTGTATTGGCAACCGTAAAGCACGTATTGGCCGCCTGCAGGAGCAGAACCAGCGCCGACGCAATCTTTAGGGGTCACGGTAACTGTGATTTCCTCACAGTTGTACGAAAGCCAGAATTGCTCGAGTTGTTTGAAGATGGTAGGGTCGTACGGGGCCTCTAACGTTACGTCGTCTGCGGTTCTCGGTCCAATGACGTGGTACAGTCTGTTTCCAGAACCGTTAGCGTACTTGCTGTCTTCGGCTGAATCCTTGACACCGCTGAACTTAGTGAACACCGCTGTGAAAGTGGGTCCGCCAAGAGCTGTGAATGAAACTTCGTACTGAGACTTGGTAATCGGTCTTAAAATAGCCATGATGACACCTCCTTATGTATTTCTTGGATCAACCAAGAATGTTGGAGATCATCGCGCCAGAACCGATAAGACCAGTGGCACCAAGACCCACCAGGTTAACAACACGCTCAACAGTGATTTCAGCACGAACCACGCGACGCTCACGAATGTAGTACTCGGGGCGAACAGCAGGGGTGCCAGTCAGTTGATAGGTGTAAGCGAAAGCAGGGGTAGCAGCATTAGCACCGCCAGCAGGCATTACGCTATCTGAAGGACCATTGGGGCTGTAGAACAGCAGGATTCCGTTTGAAGGGAACACAGGCTGCAGGGTGCCATCGGTGGCAAGATAACGGCCCTCAGCAACGCGCAGACCACGCTCAAGACCGAAGTAACGAGCAAGCAGGTCTGTGTCGATTGAATCGGCAGTGGTGTACTTGATGCGCTCAAGGATAGCCTGGTTGGTCAGCAGTTGATCAAACACGGCAGTTCCCAGAACCATCGAGTTCGGACGGATACCGATTTGGTTGGCAACCGAACGCTTCAGGGTCAGGATGTCCTCGATCGGGTTGGAAGTCAGTGAAGACCAAGCCGAAGGACCAGCGGCAGAACCGTAGGCGGTCTGGAAGTTAGCCCAGGTGGTGAAACCAAGGCCGGTCTGAGTACCAGCACCAGCGGTAGGCTCGTAAGGGTTGTAACCAGCGGTTACGGTTACGGCCTGGCTTACAGTGTACTCGTAAGCATTCATCAGGCGAGACATGGCGTTGCGAGTTTCGATCGCACGCAGGTCAACCTGAGCAGGACCTTCACCAGCGTTCTCGATGACTTCTTCGGGCAGTTCCCAAGCCACGACTTCTTGCTCAAGCGCATAAGGCTCAGCATCGTAACGGCTTTGAACGAACGGAATGTTGGTTCCGTATGCACGACGGAAGTCGTTGATGGCGAATTGCTCTTTGCCGAAGCGCAGAATGCGGCCAGCACGAGTCGGGGTGTCAACAACGGGGGCAATAAAGTTGGCGATATTAGTCGCCGGAAGCATGAAACCTTGTGCGAGCGTAGTCAGAATTGGATCTACGCCAGCATAGGTTTGCTGGAGGTTCATCATGGGAGGGAGGCTCCGAGATAGTTAAACGACTTCAAATGGTTGAAAACCACAGTTGGGACTTACACCCGGAGGATGCCCAACTGAAGTTAATTATCAGGCGAAGCTGACAAGGGCGAACTTACGACCGCCGATTCCGATTTGCTCGCGAATCAGAGGAGTGGTGCCGTCCAGGGTGACGGGGGTGCCGTCGCCAACGCCAACGGCTTGGCCGAGGGAGTTGATTTCGAGCTGAGTGTTCAGAGTCAGATCGGTCAGAACAGCAGCTGGAGCAACTTCAACCAGCAGAAGACCGGAGGTGGCAACGGTCAGCTGACGAGCGGTGTAAGGTTGAGCCAGAGCGGTAGGCATGTAAGCCTGGTTGATACCAACGATGGTGTCTACGCTACCAGGGGTAGTGAAAGCATCGGGGGCAGCAGCGAAGTTAGGGCCAGCCCAGGTAGCATAAGAAACGGCGCGGAATTCGCCGATTTCAACTACGCCGGGATCGCCATCTTGATTGTCAGCAGGAGCTTCGAAAGTTTCTGCGTAACGGATGTACTGACGGCCGTATACGGGGCCTGCATTAGTTGCCATGGAATTCTCCAAAGTATGAGGACTTCAATTTGTTTACTCTGGGACTTGTTTTTACACCCAGTTAAACTGAATGGTTTTACCCTTAACGGTATTCAATGCTACACCGGCAGCGGTCGTAGCACTGACATTCTTTACCTGGCATGGGGAGGGTGCCCAGAGGTTGCCAACCAAGTCGACCAAACATTATACAATCAGGACAAGTTCTTGAGTCGAGTTTCGGAACTCTCTGCATTTCCCTGTATCCCTGATCTTGTCGAACGTAATATTGGCCAAGGTTGAAGAAAGAGTAGGAGGGGTTTGCTAGGTAGCGAATAACGCGAACTAACAGCCCAGGCCAACTCTTAACTTCACTAAAATCTTGTGTTTTGTCGCCCAACAGAATACCTCCGTTGTCGAGTGCGTCTTTCGTTTCAACCAAAAATTCATGCAAGGGCGGTAACATTTCGCCAACGATGGTTGGCCACGCCCGCTCCATTTTACCGCGAGGGTTGATATCTTCGGAGCCGAGGTTGACAGCGGCAAGCGCAGAGATGAGAGTTTTATCGAGAAGAGACCTTTCGTACTCCTCCCATCTCATTTGCTTATCTCGAAGACCTTTCACCAAAACTTTCGACTCCTCCGTCATGCGCTCTTCAAGCTCAGCTTGGGAGTTCACTTTCTTTCGTAGAGCCTCGGCCTGGGTGAAATAATCTCCCCTCCGTTTCGTGGCCATGCCAATCAGAGAGAGGAGATCCATTTCAAACCTCAGTTGTACATTGTGCGCTTGATAGCTTCAACGTAGTCGATTCCTTCGGATTCAACCAGTTTCAGAGCTTTTGCGTGAGGGTCAAGATCTTCCTCAGCGAACTGGAAAGTTCCACCGGCGACCTCATCGTAGTAAACCATCGGAGGAAGCTTGCTCAGCAGGCCAAGCAGCTTCGTAGCGGCAGTTTCACCTTCGGAGAACTCAAGAGTTCCGAAGTCAAGCCCTTCGCAGTAGCTTTGCAGCTCGGACTGAGGCATGATGCCGTCGGTCAGGCGACCATCTTCGTAGAGTGACTCAACGAAAGAGGCGATCTTGGCCTTGCGGGCATTCATCTTCTCTTCAGCGAAGCGACGCTGCAGTTCAGAGTGCTCTTTCTTCAGGCGGTTGAGCTCCTCGAAGATGGCGGCGGGGAAACCGTCCGGCTTGGCCTGGGCCATTGAACCCATGCCGTAGTCCATTCCACAATGGTCAGCGGAAAGTTCGTTGTAGTCTTCCTCGTCGGCGTCGTCATCGCCGTCTTCCTCGTAAGTGGAACCGAATCCAGTCTTGGTGTAAGGACTCTTCTTCTCACCGTGCTCTTCAGCGAAAACGCCTCCGGAACGCTTGGCAGTTTGATTAGGGCCACCTTCAAAATCACCGCTCAGATTGTCCTCAGCGAAAGCGCCTTCGGGACCAACAACTTGAGCAGCTTCGTCAATCTCATCCATTGCACCAGGAGTGAGTTGCTTCTTGGAAGATTTCTTCTCTCCTTTGTAACCTTCTGCGAACACACCGTCAGGACCGGTGATTTCGGCAACACCACCTTCAAAGTGGCCAGGCTCCAGTTGACCTTTCTTGAGTTTGGCTTTGCCTTGAGTCAGATCGTCAACTTCGCCCATCGCAGTTACGCCCATCTCGGAAGTTACCTCGTCTGCCTCAGGCTCGGCGTGGTCAATCTTGCCGCCCTTGGTGGCTTGACGACCGTCGCTGCTCTTTTGACGCATTACGCGCATGCTTCCATCAGACATAACGTTGATGGTGCTAACTGCGAACACTTCGTTGTCAGGCGATTCTTCAGTTTCGGTAGGAATCTTGGTATCAGCGTCTTCGCGGCCAGCAGGGTTAGAACCGGAAGCAGTTTTAGGCTGATTCGGTTCAGGATAGCTGTCAGCGTCGGTGTCGTACTGATTGCCGTTCATGGTGCGATCTTCAGCATCGGCTTGACCGGCCCAACGGGATTCACCAGTTGCGTTATCTGAGCCGTCTTTGGCAGTCTTTTTGCGATCGGAATCCTGCTCAGAGTTCTTGGCAACGCTAACGCGATCGGCTTCCTGCTCACCACTCTTGGCAGTGTTCATGCGGTCGTCGCCAACACCACCTTTGCCTTCCTTGCCTGTGCTCATCCGGTCGGCGTAACCGTTGTCAGATGAACGGGCTGTTTCATAACGACCGGACTCATCATAGTCCATTTCGTCGCCTTCTTCCATTTCAACCTTTTCGCCAGGGTTAGCCTTGGCTTTGGCCTTCATTTCTTCGGCTTTCTTCTTAAGAGCAGGGGGCAGCTCTTTGTGTTGCTCGTCGTAGACGTTTTCTACAACCTGCATTACTTGGCCGTGGGCACCTTTGGCGTGCTTACGGCTGATTTTTCCGTCTTCCATAAATTGTTCCTCTGGGAATTGGTCTTCAAGTTCAGCCGTCTGCTGAGTGATTTCGTTGATTTTGGCGCCCTCCGTAAATTGTTGGTTTTCCTCGGGGCTGGTTATTTCGGTCGGAGCTTGTGCACCAGCCGCTTCATCCACGTTAGTTTCCTTCTGAGTTTCGTCAGATTCTTGAAGATCTTTGACAGCGGATGAAACATCTTGTCGAACTTCCTCAAGTTTTTGGCGAAGAACCTCGAGAGGGCTCTTTTCAACGATCAAGGTAGGACCGAGTTCGTCATCAAAGATTTGGTCCGGGGACAAAGTCACTGCGAAGTCAAAGCACCCCTCTGCCTCATTGAATGAGAAAGGTTCGAGTCCTTTAACAGCCGGGGGAGATGCCCCCAGCAAGGCCAGGTGCCTTGCGCTCCACTTTCCCCCGTGCGGGTTGATTTGGCTATCAGGGGAGTAGAAGGAAATTGATACTTTTCGGTAGTGACCGTTCTTGACCAAATCTTTAGCGGTGTCCGTAAAAGAGACATCTGCGTAAAGATTTTGTCCCTCCCTTGAAAATCCTTGGATCCACCCAAAAGAAGGCAAACTGTCGTTATCACCCTGGTGGCCAAGAACTATGGGAGCTTCATGGACCGAAGGGTCATATGTGTCGACAACTTGCTGAAGATCTTCTGGAGAGAATGTCCGCTTGATTCCTTGGGCAGAGGTCTGATCACCCGCACGAAATACGTGAATTCTTTTAGTGAACACAGTCTATAAGGGATCTGATAACATTTTTTACCCTTCTTGCTCAGCAATCAAGGTTTCCTGCTGGTCTGCTGGCTCCTCCTCGGGGAGGGGAGTTTCTTCGGTCGCAGTTCCACTTTGATCCCCGAAAATTGAACCGAACAGGTCCTGATCTTCTTCAGGGTTGTAAGTCGTTGCTGAAGCGGTGTCAGCAGGGCCACCACTTTCTTTCTTCTCTTCCAACTCAACGCGGAAGTGTCTCTCCAGCCATTCTTTCTTCGGCGTAAAACCAGATTGAATAAGCAGAGAAACGTCCGGCATCGTGAGAGTTGATTCCTCGATTCGGAACTCCCGAGTAAGAACGGGAGCAGCGACGTCAGTTCCGAAGTTCAGGTCAACGATCCATCGAATGAGTGTTTGCGTGAGATTCTGCGAAATGATCTCAGAAAGTTCTGACGCCTTCACGACTCGGACAACATTCGCCACCTGGGAGGAAGCACGGGAACCAGCCTCAGCTTGCCCCGCTTCGTTCTCTCCGCAAATCAACACGCTGATTTCTTTGTCGATGTAGTCAATCAGGTTCTTGAACACATCGGGGCTTCCGGATGGCGTTACGAACTCTAACTCGTAACCCTCCGGGAGGATCATTGCCGTCTCCTGGCTCAAGTTGGAAAGATGGTCGTACAACGTGTCGATTTCTTTTGTACTTGCGCTCAAAGGGGCTTTCGCAACGGCTGTCGGCGTGGCGTAGCGGTCACCGTAAAGCACGTAGGACTCAATCGCCCTGCGACGGAACTTGACGAGCGGGTACAAGATTCGGCCCAAGGATGAACCGTAAGGGTCGCCATTGTGAGAAACCCAGTACCGATTGACAATGAATTTGCGCGTCGGAAGCTCAACACCTTCGAACATTCGGTTGAATGTCAGGCAGCGCATCGTGAAACCCGTCTGGGCATCTTCCTTTTCTTGGAAAACGAAACGACGTTGATCACGCATCCGCACATCAAACGGAATAACGCCTCTTTTCGTTTTCTTCCACATCACTTCTCCGACGGAGAACCCTGTGATGATTGCTTCCGCAAGTCCCTTATAAATATCATCAAGAGGAATTTCTTCAAGCACTTCGCTTACGAAATCCCTTACAGCTACGTCGCCGGGTTTGTCACTATATTGCTCAACGTACCACGGACGGGAGGTAATTTCTTGAACAAGTTTGGCAAAACAGCCCTGAACTTGCTCGTCGTAAAGAAGGCGCTGGTATACAACTAGCGCACGGTTCCCGCCTTTTTGAATGAGGAGATCATCGTTAGGCCTGACAATCGTGTTACCTTGACCAGTGAACGGGCTGCTAGACCCGAACATGTAGATCGAAGATAGATTATAGGGGTCAGAAGTGTAACGAGCTACCTCTCCCGATGGCACTGGGGCTGTCTTAAATCTCTGAGCCATCCAATCCTCTGGTAGTTCTAGTCCTTATGTCAAGTTTTACCCTCGAGGCGACTCGGGGAAGTTTTGCGAGATATAATTTTCAAGTTTGGCCAGGATTCTCGAGTATTCGTCGTAGATCTTTTCGCTTGATGTTTGGCTCATGTAGTGCCGACAAGCTGAGATTAGCCGGTAGATGTCTTTTTCTTGTAGAGAGTACATCAGTTTGCCAGAGTAAACTGCATCGGTGGCTGGGGAACTCCGTTCACAGCGTACTGGATGAAAACGTGGTACACCCCGTCATCGCCCTGTGATTTCCAGTCCCCTGTTACGCTCAGGTCAGATAACCCTGAAACGTTTGCAGAAATTGATGCCTGCAGTTCAGAGTTGATTTGACCCGGATTTAGGACGTTCAGAACCTGATCTGCTATCCCGTAGTTTGCTCTCATAACCCGCTCGTAGTAACGGGTTTCAACTACGCTCCGAATTTGCTGCGTTATCAAAGCGTAGTCTACACTTGTCGCTAAATTCCCGTTGACGATAGTCAAAGGGTAAGCCAATCCTCGAATACTCGCTGCTAAAGGCTCGGTTACGCTCATCGGTATCTACGGGAAATTTCAAATTCCAGGTTGTTCAACCTTCTGCGAATTTCTTCGGATGGAAGGGAACTCTCAATGACTTTGTTCACCTCTTGCCGCATTCCGGTGTGGCTCAAGGATCGATAGTAGGAAGGATCAACCAGATCCTCTTCTTGTTTTACGCCGGAAAGAAGGGAGAGGCAAAGGGTTTCAACTGAAACCCCTTGCTCTCTGGCCCTTAGTTCAAGCTGTAGTAGAAGAGAGTCAGGAATCAGTAACGTTAATTCCTTGTTCATTATGACTCTCATTTAGTTTAGAAACCGGTGTTGTTAGTTCCCAGTCCCTGAGCGTTCAGCTCGTTCTGCATCTGACCAACGGCAACGCGGATCAGATCGATCTGAATTCTTTCCAGAGTCGGAACAGGAGTCACAAACACCTTGGCGTTAATGATTCCGTTCTCGAGTGAGGCAGGAGGGTTAATTCGAGCATCACAGATAACTTGGAAAGCGTCGCTTGGGCGAGCGCCGAACAGAGCACCACGAGAGTACAGCTGGTTCAGAACGCTGTTGCCAACCGAAATGATCTGGTTGAACGCCACACCGAATCCGTCGATAACGTTGAAGATCTGGCTATCGAAGGCATTTCTCAGCGAACCGTAAACAACGTTCAGAATGACGCGAGTGTTTACGAACTGGTACAGACGCTGTTGAGCGTCAGCAGTGTTAACGCGAGTTCTTCCACCCCAGACAAACACGGCGCTGGTTGGGTAACCAGGCAGAGTACGGATTGCGTTGCAACCGTCAGGGTTGAGAAGGTTTTGCTGAGCCGAGTTGATCGGAATCTGAGCTGCCACTGCGTCGGCAAGTTGATACTTGACACCAGCAGGCGGGAACTGATACCCTTCAGCGCGGTAACGACGCAGAGCAATTCCGGTCACGTAAGGTGAAGGGGGAATCCACTGACCCGAAGCGTTCTCGATGTAAGGACCGTAGTAAGCGATAAAGCCGAACGGTTGGAAGTACCTTTGGCTATCGTTGTACAGACGGTTGACATTGTCAACGCCAGCCTCAATGAACTCAGCCTGGGGAACACCGTTGAACCCAACGCCACGGATCGCATCGCTGATGATTTCGGTGGAGGTGATTGGGTCAAAGCGCCAGAGAGCACTCGGAGGAGTTGCCTCAGGGGTGAAGTTCAGACCAACTTGTGAGCCGTAGCAAGGTTGACCAGCAACACTCAAGTCGCCACCAGCAGGGATAACCACCCAGTCGTAAGCGGTTCCGTTGTAAGTCACGGCGATCCGATCACCTAATTCAACCTCAGTTACTCCATCAGGGCCGACGGCACCAGCAGGAGCCACAGTAACGTTGAAGTAAACCCCGACGAGTTTAGCAACAGCAGTTTGAATGTCAACCCCAGTATCTGACACGGCGAGGCCGGTCGAAGTAACGTAGAGAGTCGCAGTGTCCAGGACACCTAACGTGGCAGAGGTAGCGGCCTCGTAGTTACCGCCTGCAATCGGATCGATTGAAGGAACCAGGAATGCTTGTGAAGCAAAGTTCTGGTCAACGGTTGGGGTGCAGTACCAGTTCTCAAGAGTTGTGGAAGGAGAGCCGGGGGCCGAAAGAGTAAGCTCAGGCAGCCAACCTGCAGTAGAATTCTCACCGAAAGGTGAAATCAAACCAACACCAAGAGCGGTCAAGCTATTGTTGAAGAAGATCGAGACGTCCGGGTTGCTCGCGGCAGGAGCAGGAGCTGCAGTTGCAACAGCTGCTTCTGAAGCGATCAGGCCGCTATTCAGACCGTACTTCCGAGCACGAACAAACGGGATAACCGACAGTTCAGCCAGAGTGGCCGAAGTTGCCTCACCGCCAAGAACCTTCGTGTAGAAGATTGTGGGGCTAGAGACAAAAGAGGTTGTACCGCTCGGAATCGTTACGAAAGAAGAAGCCGTGTAAGAGGTTAAGCTCTCAGCCAGGCAGAAGGTGTCTGCGTCGATCACCTGAACGTAGTAAAGAGCCTCAGAAACTTTAGTCGTTGCGCGGAAGAGGTTTACTCCGGCGTTGGTCTTCACCGATTGAGTGAAGTACAGTTTCTGACCGCTCGTCAAGCCGTGAGCGACACAAGTAACCCGAGCCGTGCCAGTGTAAGCTCCTGTGGAACCAGCCACGGAAGCGTCGGGGTCCAGGATTGTACGAGATACGAAGTTCAGACGGTAGTTAGCGGTGGCATCCTGAAGGCTAGCAGGAAGGTGCAGTGTGTTGACATACTGAGCGGCCCCAGTAATGTTCTGCAGAAGGTTTGAAGTCTGACCGTTAATTGTCTGAGGCAGGCTGTAGAAAGGAACAACGTATGTGAAGTCGCAGGTTCCAGTGGCTCCACCAAAGTTGATCGCATTGGCAGGGGTTGTCAGGTTGATTGAACCACCAGCAGCAATGACTTCATCCAAAACGGACACAGCGTTAGGCGCGTCGTAGGCGAAGAACACGTTATTAAACGAGTAATCACCGGTTGCCTCCAGATCATACGGAGGAGCAATAACGAAGATCGTTCCGTCTTCCCCGATCGTGCTCAGAATGTCACCAGTGGCGTTACTGAAGGTAACTTCCTGAATCTGGTAAGACACAGGCCAGTAGTTCTGAGTTGACAGAACGAGCATTGTGTCGTCGACGGTTGAATCAACCTCGAATGTGGCTGAATCCAGCAGGCCAACTTTCTCACCAGCGGCGACAGGAGTTGCACTCCGAGACTGAGAGATAGCGGTTTCTGCCGTGGGAGAAGCAATCAGAGCTTGGTAGGTGAGCTTATCGTAGGATACGTCAGCACCAACCCACTCGTACATGGCATTGTCTACCAGGTACTTATTTCCGGTGATCAGGTCAGCGGCAGGCTCGTGAGGTGTGTAGGCGCTGTACTTGTTGATGTCGGTCACAAGGAAAGGACCGGGATCAGCAAGAGCCATCCACTTGTAGTTGTTGTTGGCACAATGATCGGCAGCAGCAGCTCCGACAGCAGCACGGCCATCAGCATCAAACTGAGCGTACGCAGTTGGAGTGATCAGGTAGCCTTGATCTTGCTGACCGTCGAAAGCGGTCGCGATGCACTGAATGTAATCCTGGGGAACTCGCTCCAGGTTCTGCTGTTGGCCAACGATGTTCTGAATGTCATAAACATTCTGCATCATGACGTACTGAGCACCGACTGGCAGAACCAGCGGAACAACGCTCACGTTAGCGTCAAACGTAGCGGCAGCAATGCTTACGAAAGCATTCTCAGAGTTTGAGAGAGGGTCGATCGAAGTTACCAGACCGAAATCACGAACGTAGACGGAGCTACGAACACTCGGGTTGCTCTCAATCGCCTCTGCGATCGCAATTGCGATAGCCGAAGAAATTCTGCGGTTGTTAACTTCGTCGCCAGGGATGTAATCTACGGGAATTGTAACCGGAACACCCAGCCACTCTCCGTCGTTGGTGTAACCTGTGGATCCATCACCTGCTACGAGGCGGTTTCCGTTGATTACAAGTTGCGCGTAAACAACGTCTCCAGCCTCGAAGTTCGAGGGAAGACCTGCGTTGCTCTGCTTGGTTCCGTTAGGAAGAATCTCAATCTCTACGATCTGATCAGGAGTGCCAACGCGAACAACGCGTAGATCACCAATCTGAGCATTCTGGAAAAACTCGTTAACGCAGTTGTAGCTCAGCAAAGGAATCCGGGCCTCAGGAACGCTTCCACCAACGAGGGCGAAATAATCGTTCAGCGAAGTGATCGGAGTGGGTGTGTTATAGGGGAAAACTGTAACCGGCACTGTTTCTTCGGCTTCCACCAGCATGTAAACAGTGCTAAAATTAGCAACGTCAGCGTTTGCGACAACACCGGCACGCTCATTGATGTATACACCAGGAGCTCCGGGGGTTGTTCCACCGCCAAGAGAGAATGTGGCCATGTTTTTAAGAGGGTGTTCCTTCTTTCCCTTCAGCAGTGCAGGCAAGGATGACTCCTACGTGGTCTCCGTAGAGCTGCTGTTGAGACACAAAAGTGTACTAACTTTTACCCTATTGAATACCAGTAATCGCAGGCAAACTATCAAATGATAACCCGTTGAGAGACTCTCGCAAGACAACGCCTTGCAGAGTATATTTGTTCAACGACGAAACATACTCAGACTCTGAGTCAAACGGAAAGATCTCGTCTGCCTGTGCCCCTTCAACGGTTCCAGACACAAAAGAAGCTTGTTGCAAACTTCCGGAAGGACTCTCAGGGTTGGGTAGAAGGAGTTGAGCACCAATCGGGGGAAGTTCAGTAACGTCCCACTGAGGATTCAACTCAAGCACCGCCCGGTACTCAAGAGAATTGGTGTAGTACTGGTACCCGAGTTTCCTCCAGGTGAACTGGGGCTGGAAGGGCAGAGTAATCATTTTCAGACCATCTTACGGGAACGAGCCAAAAGACGAGCGCCAATCGATGTTCCACGATTCAGTTCAAAGCCTTCTTCTTCGGCCACTTTCTTAGCAGCAGCTTCAAGAACGGCGGGGCTGGTTGGAACGAAAATATCTTCTTCCTGAGTGCGACTCTGCAGTTTCGTGCGAACGTCGGTCTCAATCTGCTCTTTTTCTACAGCAGGTGCGGCTGGAACTGGCTCTTCTGTCAGCGTTTGAACTTCAATCTTCGCGGGTTCCGGTTGTGCCTCTGCTTTCACCTCTTCAGCTTGCGCGTAAGCCTCGTTGGCTTGTGGGGTCGAAGTGTCGTCGGCGGTGAAAGTTCCGTCTTCGTTGTGAGCTCTTTTTCTGGCCATGATTAACGTTTTTGTGTGAGAATGTTTTTCCAAGCGATCGGAACAATCTGCTTGAGAGACTTATCCGGAACGCCCATCCACGGCCTCGCAGCCATCTTTGAAGTTCCGAACTGGTGATATACGCCATACGGGGCGGCCTTCACCTCGAAGCCTTCTCCTTTCGGTAAAATCTGGGCTTCGTTTTGCATGAACCCTGTTGCCCGTAGAATCGGTTGGCCAGGGTATTTGCGAAGTTTCGCAATCGCGTATTTTGGTGTAAGGGAAGCCCAAGGTCTTCCCGTAGTGGGATCAGATTCCTGACGCCAAGGAACGGCATGATCTTTCAAGAGAATGGGCGCCCACTCTTTCTGAGTAGGCTTCCACCAGTCTAGGTTAAACTGAAGGAAACCGTCCTTCTTAACTTGAAAACTGATCATCTTTGCCTTGAGCTCTTTTTGATCGCTTGCTCTTGCTTTTCCGCAAAATCTTCAACAATGTTGATCATTGCAAGAATTTTGCTCATCGGTTGTTTCTCTAACCAGTCTACAGTGCTATCCCAACGTTGTTTGCACAAGTGGAAAGAAACCTCAAGCCAGTTTTCGACCGTTAAGACTTTCTCGTTGATGATCTCTTCCCCAATCCACTTGAAGACTTTTTCCGTTTGAGGAAGGGTGAAATACGCTAAGTCGTCTTGGTTCTGTATAAGCCGGGAGATCAAAGGGACCATCCCGGTTTCTTTGTTTCGAAGGAGTTGCGCAAAATAAAAGTCTTTCGGGCAAAGCTCTCGAACGTGAAGGGAAACACCCTTACCGAAACTTAGCAGATACGTGAAATCTTCAAGGTCTTCAACGATTAGTTTGGGTCGGCATCTTCCTCATCGGATCCGCTTGCCTTGGCAACGAGGTCGCTGAGTTTCTTGAAGTCCCTTACGCCGAGGTCAAGAATTTCGTCGTAAGTGATCTTGTCGGAGCCTACAATCAGGCGCTCGATGATCTTCATACCTCGCTCAACGTCACCGGCTTTGCCAAGTTCTTTCTCCATATACAGGAGATCGCGGCCAGTCATTTCGCGGATTTGAATCTCTCGACCGTCTGAAATCTTGGTAGAGAATGTTTCGAGCTGCTTTTGTTTTTTGTCCGCTGCCGGAGTTGGTTGTCCAGCATCTGTTGAAATGGTTCGCATAGTAATTGCTAAGTGAATCTGTCAAGTTTTACCCTCGCGTCAACAAGCTGCTTTTCAATCGACTCGGAACCCTCGCCAGGCGGCAGAGACAAGTAAATTTCCTGAGCAGTTTTCCAACTCTGTTTTGCGCCTTCAAGATCTTCCAGCTTCAGTCGATCCTCGATATCGCATATCCACATGAAGACTATCTCTTTTCGAAAGTAAGGGTCAATTGGAAGGGGGAACGGCGTCATAGGGCGCGAGAGATCGTGAATGCTTGTTGAGGAGAAAAGTACTCGGAGTTGTAAGCGCAATGGACCGAGGAGGGAATTTCTCGTCCCTTTTTATCATAGGGTGTGACCAGATAGTAAACTCCGGCAATACCAACCATGGTTTCCAGTGAAGCTGATGCGACACGTGACTTGCGTGACTTTTTCATTTGATGAGACCTTTCTTGATTGCGTTGAAACGAGTTGTCAGTTTATCGATGGCCCCAATCTCACTCAACTCTTTCATCGAGTACTCCAAGCCAGATGGCTCTTTGTCGCCACCAGGGTTGGAAGGAGTGACAGTCTTTTCCTTGGGCGACTTACGAATCCGGTTGTCGATTGCAACACTGGAGAAGTAAGCTCGTGACAGCGGCAGTTCGGGGATACCAACCGCAGAATGAAACAGTGACCAGGTGTACATGTGAGCGATTTGAAACAGAACAGCAAACTGCTCTGCATAACGATCTGGCGTCATAAACCAGATCTCGTCATGAATACTGAGGATAAACCGTGCCGGAATCTTGTATTCTTCGGTGAGCCAATGAATGGAGGTAAGGAAGATCGACAGAATTTCCGCGCCGGAGGATTGAATTGTCCAGTTCACTCGCCCGGTTTTGAAGTCGTCGCCCACGGCAGCCGGACGCATCGCAGTCGAGATCTTGGTGCCCAGGCAAGGGAGCTGGGGCACACGAGTTCGCATTGCGATCTCTTCCATATAGTTGAAGCAACCGGAGTCGGATCCGCCTTCATAGAGCCCAGAGCGGTGTTTACCCTTCTTGCCCTCCAGAATGCGGTAGGCAAAGTTCTTCACCTCTGTAGGCGACTTTTCAGGGTACTTGCGGCGAATGTAAGTCTGCACAGCACGAACACCAGCTCCGTACAGGACAGCGAAACCGGCGATCTTGGCTGTGTCCCGATCCACTCCCGCCAGCTTGGCGAGGGCGCTGTGGGGGTCCGTGCCTGCCTCTTTCGAGCCACTCAGGACGTTGTAGCCAAAGGGTGAACAACCGACGTGACCGCCTTCCCACTTGTCGCTGTAGATCGAGGCGATCTGCATTTCTTGACCGTCAAAGTCTGCACCAACAATCTTCCAACCGTCTGGAGCTTTGACTCGCGTTTTGAGTTCAGTGCCGATGCGCCAGTTTTTGGTGGAGCACATCGTAACCATCAGCGATTCCACGGTTCTGCGAGTAACCGTGCCGTGGCAAAGAATCTCCGGCAGAGTGACCAGAGAGTCCTCGCCGTAAGGATTGTTGGCACGCAGGAAGATGCGGTCCATCACACGCTTTCGCACGGAAGTCCAGTAGGACACGGAGTTGGCAATCTCGAGTGCGCGTTTCGCCTCGGGAAGATCGCTGCTGAGGCGACCAACAGCCATATCTTCGACGAAATCTTTACTCAACACACCACCAACGTTGTCGCCATTGCCTTTCGGGTGTGGGATCTTCGTTAGATTACCGTCTTCGTCGTGGTAGCACCACCCGTCATTCTTGGTGAAGATCATCGGGCTACCTTCGTACTTGAGCTTCAGCATCAGGTGAGCCAGGTTGGATTTCACACCGATATGCTGATTCTCGTCCTTGATGAAAGGGCGAACCCAGTTTGGGATGTGAGCATACTTGCCTTTCGCAGACTTGACCTCCCAATCGAGTTGTGAAACCCACGGATCTTTGCGCACCCACTGCTGAGCCTTGATGGGGTCGTTGAGGTAGAGAACGCGCCAGTCTTCGTAAGTTTTCCACACCAGATCCTTACAGATCTGCGTCATTTCGTCGTTGTATTCTTTGTACACACGCTCAACATCCTCAATCCACTCGGACCAGTTGTCGACGAGCGGAATGATCGAACCGTTCAGGTGATAGTGACCGCAGAGAGCAACCATCGAAGGAGTGCTATCCAGGTACTTTGGCCACAGCGCCTGAAAGAGTTCAGCAGTGTAGTAAGCATCCTTCAGGGCGTAATCAAGAGCTTCGGTCAGAACTTGACGAATCTGCGAGAGATGAGTCGCATCTACGAAGATGTCACGAACTTTTTTATCCACTGCGCCCAGTTCTTTTACGTCCTCACCGAAATACTTTCGGACGGCTGCCACGTGAAAGTTGTAGCACTGCACAAGGCTGTTAGTAGCGCCTTTGTCAAGCCACTTCGGAGCATAACGCAGCTTGCGCTTCTCTTCTGGCGTCAGACTCTCCGGGTCTTTTCCTGCAAGAACGTACAGCCAGCGTTGACCACTGGCCAATCCTGACACACCGATGTGAGCGGATAGCGTGTCGAAGTAAAAGTTTTCGGGCGCAGTTTGATCAAGAGTGTAACCCTCGCGAGCACGAACACGGTCGTAGCTGATGTTGTGGCCCGGAATGAAACGGTTGGTACCAATCGGAATCAGCTCGTGTTGATCCCACTGGCTTTCAGGGATTGTCGGGTCAATCAGTTCAGAAGCTAGCCAAACATATGCAGCTTTCGCGCTCAGGGCGGTACCGATGATCGGAAACGCACCGCCGTGTACGTAAGTCTCGGTATCGAACGTGAACGCTTCCTCTTGAGGGAAGTCCACCTTCTCGATGTACCAACCCCCGGCAGCATCATTCTCAACCCACTCGTACCGAGTCCAGCCGGATTCAAACCGGAACTCTTCAGGCGGCGGCAGAGGGGGAAGTTTGCACCGGGAGAATTGATCGCCCAGCTCTTTGTAGCGGCCAACTTGGTCGCTGGCGATCTTTTCGAAATGATCGCGCAAAAAATCACCCTTCAAGTCTGGAAGCGGCAGAGGGCCATCATACAGACCTGCAGGGTGATCTACAGGAACAGAAATATCAAATTCTTTCAGCAGGTTTTCTGCTTTCTGAATGGACAGACGAGACATTTTCTGTGGTTTTTCTGTGCCAAAGATTTTGTCGTGCAGGTCGTCTGACAGAACAGGGTATCCAAGTTGTGTTTTCTTCACGGACGTTAGATTTTTCATGGTTTAGTATAGCGGAGCGCAACCGCTGTAAATCAAGGGGTGTAGTATGGGTCCAAATTATCGATCGGAGGCGGCTCTGGTGCACCGGAAAACAAACTAGGGACAATACCGCGCACAGGATACGAGGAACCATAAACCCAAAAGTTTGAAGGTCTCGCCGGAAACCACCTGTATACGGGTGTACCATCGTCTAAATAGCCGTACACGCAGGGTTGCCCCATGAACGGTGATCCTTGAACCCAGATGGGGATTGGGGCGGAACGTGTATAGTAATTTGCGCTGTTGTTTGTCCAACCTCTGTATTGGGGTGCCAGGATATTACCTAGGAGTTCGGTATCAATAGATCCGGCGTCGTACTCGGCTACGGCTTTAGCCATCTGAACAGCACGGGGATTCATACACTTTCATCACAGTTGAACAATTTTACCCTAGAACACACAGTCCCAGCAGAGCTTACCTGGTTCCTCGTCATAAAGCCCAAGATTTCTTGCCTCGTTGATTGAATCGAGAGTTTCCCGATCATTCTTGAGGCGGCGATGCAATCGCAAACGCCAGAGGACGTACTCCCTCGCATTACGTTCGGAGGGATCTTCAAGGTACTTCTGATATTTCGTTTCGACCGTCTGAACGATACCGATACCAACTTTTTCAATAAGGTGGTCAACTTTCTGAAGAGCTCTTGCCATTAGTTTACGGAGTTGAAGGAGAACATTTTGAGCTCAAAGTTGCGAACACCGGAGCTTTCGTAAACGATATCTTTGTTCTTCTTGTAAATCTCGTAGGCGTCGAACACCGAAGAGAAGTGAAGCGGGCGGTCAGCGGGGCTGCTTCGCCAAAGGAGCATTTCCTGGAGGGACAGCGGAACGTCGATATCCCACTGCTCGTCTCGCGAAGAGTACAGGAGGGG